GGTGGCCCCGAGAAAGGAAAGGCAACACCACATACACTTAATTGGACCCCTCAGAATGGTACGCTGACGGTATCCCGCATAAGCGGTCAGGGCCGGATGCCGGGTTCGACCCCCGGCCAGCGGATATGAAAACACACAAACATATATTTTTTGACTGCGACGGAGTAATTGCAAATTTTATAGAGGGCCTCAGGGTGGCGCTCGAACTTCCGCACGGCTGGGTTGCTGACAGGTGGGACATACACAAACAGCTAGGCATTTCGCGTGAAGCACTGGTGAAAAAGATACGCGAAACAACCGGCTTTTGGTGTGACCTGCCATTCCACGATGATGGCATGAGGCTGTGGTGGTGGCTAAAAAACCTATGTTATTGGACAGATACGCCGCTAACAATCTGCACAACGCCAATGTCTGGAGACGAAATCAGGTTCTTGTCACAGCGGCAGCTCTGGATTGAGGCGTACATGTATGATAGCGACGAGACATTGGCTATTATTTATTGCAAGCAGAAACAGTTATTAGCTGGCCATGGTCGGCTATTGATAGATGATAGCAAAGCCAACACGGATGCGTTTGAAAAGGCCGGTGGGGAGACGATACTGATACCGCGCCCGTGGAATGGTGATAATCCAATAGTAATGGATGAGAATACGCTTGATGAAATAATGGCAAAGATAAGTAGATTTATATTGGATGGATAATTTAGAAAAAACAAAACGAAAGGAAACAGACCAATGAAAAAGACACAAAAAGACTGGAAGTTCAAAATGCTTGATGTTGTAAAAGACGAAATAACTGGCTTTGAGGGCGTTGTTGTCGCTGTCTCAGAGCTGGATACCGGGGCAATCCACTACGGCGTTCAGTCGCAAAAACTGAAGGACGGAAAACCAGAAAAATGGCAATGGGTAGACGAAACGAGGCTTAAAAAAACCATGGCCATTTCTGCTAATACGCAAAAGACGTGGAATCTAGATTTTGAAATTCACGATTATGTTAAAGACACATTAACCGGATTCTCTGGTTTCGTGGTCGATATAACATTTTACCAAACAGGCTGCATTAACATCGGCGTCCAGTCGAACAAGCTCGACAGAGACGGAAAGCCGCTTGATACACAATTCTTCACATCGAACCGCGTTGTGCTGCTTGATAAAAACAACACACAACAGCAGAAAGAAGAAAAGCCAAAGAAAAAAAGAATAGTGTCTCACAGCGCCATGTGTTGGTGGGTGATTAGCCCCATGGGTGTGGCGAATCGAGTTTGAGATTGACGAGACAAAAAGCAACAATGACGGAGGCACAAAATGAAACCATACTACAAAGCAGTCAGGCCAGATAAGACATCGCATTTTGACCACACTACCGAGTGGAGAAGTGGCCGCATCGTCAGGCCCGATAAGGTTGATCCCGGGGGCGGTGTCTGCGGCCATGGAATACACTGTTCGCCGACGCTGCGCTGCGCTGTGCTTTGGCAGGACGGGCCGTCAATATACTGCGAGGTTGAGCCGGTTAATATTGTTGCAAAGAGTGCTACCAAAGCGCGGTGTGAGGCTGTGCGCGTGCTGCGTTGGCTTTCACCAGATGAACAAGATGAAATGGCTGGCTTCGCATTGTGGGAGGTAAACCATCCGGTAAACCCGTTTGCGATAAAGCCAAAGCCTATTGACCTTGAGCCGCTGCTGATTGATTGGGCTGGGGTTGTTGGTAGTATGCGATGGAGTCCGACGCTAAGCGTGCGCACAACCCTAGGGGGTATTTATACTAGCAGATTATGGTCAAGCGTATCATCAACCGTGTTGAGCAGCGTGCAGCATTGTGTGTTGAGCAACATGGGTGATGCTGTGCGGCTAAGCCTAATAGATGCACTATATGCCTACATCGGCTCACTGTTTTACAATATCCGCCATTGGTACTACACAGATATTTACGACCCATGGTGCAGCCTGCGGGAGCTATGGGTGAGCGGATATGTGCCATCATTCGACGGTAAGACCTGGCGGCTGCGCTGCGGGCCGGATGCAGATGTGGTGCTGGAGATTTGATTGGAGGACAAAACAATGTGTAACTACGTATCATTCGTAATCGGCCGCGAAAGCGGACATCTCTACTGCAACAAGCCCGATTCACACAGCGGTATCGAAGACGAATTCGGCTTGAAACCAGGCTCCTACCGGGAAGGAGAATGGGAGCCGGGAAAAGCGCTCACAGTCCGCACATACGGCGGCGAGGATGAGAACTGGTACAAGTCGGCTGTATTACAACACTACGACTGCTGGGAACATCTTGCATGCGACCTGGTGGACGCCGCACTCGGCGAAGGCCCGCCGTGGGTAACGGCAAGCCCTGTTGGGGCGTACTTCTGGACGCTCAAGGCAGGGGAGCTCGGGCTGGCCAAAAAGCTTGAACGAAGGCTGCCGGAAAAGATTGTTGTTTATGGCGCCCTCTACCTGGAGGGCTGCACGGGCCTGACATCCCTGCCCGACAGCCTCAACGTGCGGGGCAGCCTCGACCTACGCGGCTGCACGGGCCTGACATCCCTGCCCGACAATCTCGCTGTGGGGGAAGACCTCGACCTATCCGACTGCACGGGCCTGACATCCCTGCCCGACAGCCTCAACGTGCGGGGCAGCCTCGACCTACGCGGCTGCACGGGCCTCACGTCCCTGCCCGATAATCTCACCGTGGGTGGCAACATATACATATCCGGCTGCACGAGCCTGCCGGACAGCGCGATACCTGAGCACCTGAGGCATAGGGTTGTGAGGCTATTCTGATTAGAACAAGATTAAAACCAGGGAGGACTTATAGTGAAACGCTTCACCGTTGACGACGTTGTAGCCGTCGGCCCGTGCTATTCTCGCAGTAAGATAGAAAAGCTATTCGCTGGACGCAAGGAAATAACAGTGGCTGACGCTGTTTGTATGGATATTCCAATTGAGGATGTTCTGTGGTTTGTAGGTAGGGTATTTACTCGGCACCAGACGCAGCGACTAATTGAAAAATGTAAAGCGGACGTGCTGTTAAACCAACCAGGGCTTACCCACGATCGTATGGAGTGGATTATTAAAGCTGAGCAGGCGTGCGATGTTATGATGTGTTCTGCGAGGGTTGCCGAATACGACGAAGAAGAAGCCGAAGAGCGGCTATTGCTGTTTGTTTGCGAGACCATACTTGAAACGGAGGAAACATAATGGTGTCAGATACACCGATTAGCGACGGGCTTATCAGGTTGGTTGCAGATGTATGCAACAGGAACTCCCTGGACGAGTATAAATATGTCAGCTACATACGAGAGCGGCTTAACCTCGGGGCAGAGCGCTACGGCAACATTGACCTGCCCATACACGACGGCCGGGATTACAAGGTCGAGGCGCGGGAGGAGCTACTGGACGCGATTGTTTATTTCTACTGCGCGGCGCAGCTTGAGGAAAGCGAATATAGGCGAGGCGTGTTTATCGTGGCGATACGCGATTTGTTGATAATGATACGGAAAACAACAAAGTGAAAATGGGAGGCAAAATGACAACAAAAAACAAACTGAGGTCAATGCGTGTAACACAAAAAGAGCTGGCAAGCGAGGCTGGGGTTGCGCAATCATGTATCACGCGCTATCTCAACGGTGGAGATGTGCTGCTGTCCACAAAAAAGAAAATCACGGCAGCACTCAGGCGCCTTGAGCAAAAACACCAACCAGCTGCTGGCGCCAAACCATTGGAGATCCGCCTTCCATCAGCTGGTAGAAGGCGCCCAGACATGGCACAGGCAAGGAAAATGCTCGGATTGCGGCAAGCGGATGTGACCATCTGGTTGACTTCCCCGGAGACATTATAAGGCTGCACGAGAAGCACGGATTTAGGTTTATTGGCCGCTATTGTGTGTGGAAAGAGCCGTTAGGGGTTAGAAACAGAACTATGGCTAAAAACCTTGCCCACAAGACAATAGTTGACGATTCTTCAAGGTGTGGCGTTGCATCTGCCGACTATCTCGTTGTGTTCAGGCGGAGGGGAGAAAACAAGATTCCAATCGAGCACCCAACCGGGTTTACAGGGTATGCCGGAATGCAGGATGCCTCAGGTCGCTTTTTAACACGTGATAACAAAGGCCACCTTGAATATATTGACAATGAGATATTGCGGTATCGCGGATTTGATGGCGACCAGAAGCTGAACAAATACTCTCAGAATGTGTGGCGCAGATACGCATCCGCCTTCTGGGACGACATACGCATTGATAATGTCCTGCCATACGTAGAGAGCAAGGACGAAAAAGACGAAAAGCACGTACACCCGCTCCAGCTTGATGTAATCGAACGAATACTAATGCTATGGTCGAACAAAGGCGAATCAGTATTCACGCCATTTATGGGTGTTGGCTCAGAGGTTTATTGCGCGGTAAAATGCGGCCGGCGCGGGATTGGCGTGGAGCTTAAAGAGTCGTATTATAATCAGGCTGTAAAGAACATTGCAACAGCAGATGAGATTACCAGCAGGGAGAATATTGACCTGTTTACGTCGGCAGGTGTTGAGGTTTAATATGTTCTGCGACCACGTTCATGACACTGAGCCAGAGTGCCTTTTGAGGGACAGATACGGCGCTGTATTATGTCCTGATTGCGCTGTAGTCTGCGCTGAATGCGGTCGCGTATGTTGGGTTGGACACGTAAATGAGGACGGGGAATGCGACGAGTGTATGGTAAAACAAAAACAATCAAAAGGAAACAATACGGGCAATGAGTAAAAGGCCATATCTACCTTTTTTTACGGATGATTGGTTGGGGTCAAGCGCGGTCAGAATGATGACATTTGAACAGCGCGGAATCTATATTGAGCTGTTGCTTTTCTGCTGGAAAGACGGAAGTATTCCAAAAAATAATGCAGAAATTTTGAAATTAATTGCAGCAAAACCTCATTTTAATTCGAAAAAATTAAAACCGGTGCTTGATTGTTTTTATGAAGATTCCGATAGATTGAGGCATAAAAAAATAGATGAGCTGTTACAAAAAACAAAGCTAACATCGCAAAAAAGGCGTGATGCGGCAAATGCGCGGTGGGAAAAGCCTGCAATGCAAATGCATAGCAAATGCATAGCAAATGCAATGCACTCGCGCGCGCGCAACTCAGACTCATTTACAGATACAGATAAAAACAAATACAAAGACAGAAAAGATTATTGTTCGAAGTTCGACGAACAGCACATCGAACTCGCACGTTTCCTCTGGAGAAAAATCAAGGCCAACAATCCCAAAGCCAAGGAACCGACAAAATCGCACGGTCATAAATGGGCAGACACATTCCGCAAGATGGAAAAAATTGACGGCCACAGCATAGGCGATATACGCAGGGTCATTGAGTGGTCGCAGAATGACGACTTCTGGAGCACCAACATTCTGTCTGCTGATAAGCTGCGAAAACAGTGGAACACATTGACCGCGCAGATGAATGCATCGCTGGGCGCCGGCAAGCAGATACGCCGCAAACAGCACAACATGAAAGCACTTGATGAGTTTGTTGGAAAGGATGATTAAGGCATGAAGAACGAAGAGAAGAAACGCTTTGGAAAAATCATTTTATCCCTCGGGGAGCTGTGGGAAAAACAGATTGACTCCGGGCTGATAACACTGTATTTCAAGCTGCTGAAAAAATATACCATTGAAGAAATCGAGAACGCCGGTTATAATATTATGCAGAATGAGGTATACTTCCCCAAACCGGCAACATTCAAACAGTACATCGAGCAGGACAATGATTCTGCGGCAATTATTGCATGGGAAGGCGTGATGAACACAATATCTGCTGGCGGACCATACACAACATCAACAATGAATGACCAGGTATGCGCGGCAACAATACGCGCAATCGGCGGTTGGGACAGGCTGTTGAAGATGTCGAATTTTGAGAGGCAGTCAATACAGCGAAATTTCGTGAAACTTTACACGTCGTTCAGGAAGGCCGGTGGCTACAACTCGTTCCTGCCGAGCACACCCAAACAACAGAAGCAATTATCGGCCGCGAAAAGCGACGATATCAAGCCAAAGATACATACAGTACGAGAGCGGATGAATAAACTCGTCGAGCGGCTCAATCTATCTGACAGCGAAAAGCGCCAAGCCGAATCACGCATGGCAAAGCAGAGTTCCGCAAAGGCCCCAATGACACAAGAAGAATTTGAACAGAAAAAGCGCGATGCTCTTGAGGCGTTGAAAAAATACAATGGGGGTGGCAACTGAGAATGCGTGGAGAAAAAATAAACACGCTTGACGATCTGTGGAAGGCTGTTGTTGACAAAAAGGCAGTGGTTACAAATACCTGCATGGGCCGCATGCCTGCTGCATTTGTAATCAATATGCAGGGCCGCGAAATACACAGGCTGATAGCCAAGGGGATGTATGTTTACAGGCCAAGGAACAATGGAGACGATGGAAATGACACTACAAGAAAAGCTTAACAGCATTCCGAATTCACAGCATGGAGACCAGCAGTATAAACGCATACTGGCTATTGACCCGGGCAGTCAGTGCGGGTGGGCTCTATATGATAACGGCATACTTCTGTCAGGCTCGTGGAACCTGACCCCGAGCAGATATGAGTCCCAGGGAATGCGACTTGTCCATCTGCTGAACTACCTGCGTAAAATCGGCAGGGTGGATCTCGTTGGATATGAAGAGGTCCACAACCACAGTGTAAAGCTACAGGGCCGCACAGTGTGCATGTGGGACGCCGCACACGTTTACGGGGCAATTACAAACGTCTTGTTTATGTGGTGTGACACGCACGAGCCGCCGGTGCCATGGACAGGCATAACCGTACAGGCAATCAAAAAAGAGGCGACGGGTAAGGGCCGCGCGAACAAGGATCAAATATTGCGTGCCGCTCGTGGGCGCTGGCCAGAGCAGGATATTGTGGACGACAATCAGGCTGATGCACTTTTCCTGCTGGCGGCGCTTGTCAAAGAAAATGGAATTTGTGTGCGAGTTTGACTTGTAAAGAGACAGAGGGAGGCGACGGCCATGCGGGTTGATGACGTTGTTATGGACAGATACGGCAACATCGGGCTGGTTATCGGCAAGCCTCAATTGATGCAGCAGTGGCTTACTATTACGTTCGACGGCAAAACAGTAATACCGATGCTCGAAGAGCGTGACGGGATAACAAGGCTCGGCCCGCTGGATGGCCATGCCGTTAGCTGCCAGTGCTTTGAGGGGTATTGCGGGGTGGTGTAGATATGGCAGCTGGAGAACAATCTGCGAAAGCGACAAGCCCATCGTCTTGGTTCAGGAGCCCAATACCGGTTGCGCGTTTCGCGTATGAGGACACGCAGTGTGGTTCCGAGGCGATAGAACGTCTCAAGGCTATTGAGGAAAAGCTTGATAGACTCCTCGACGCACAGGGATATACACTAAAAAACGGGATTTATCAAAAACCGTGACTGAAAAAACGGGGTGAATAACATGGACAACTGGGACATCTTAACATCAAGCGAGAACTGCGCATTCAGGTTTAACGGCGTGTCATGTTCGCATAGACACAACGAAAGCGAGGAGTGTAAAAAAGAAAGCTGCCCGCTGGCGTATGCAGAGGATGACATAATCTCGAAAGTGGAGGATAAGCTACTGGTTGCCAAAATCAAGATTGTTGCAGCACAGGAAGAAATCAATAGCGCAATAGATATTATTCGCAAAGACGCGTATTTCTTCGACTACAAAAAGCTGCTGCAAGGCCGCTATTTCAACGAAATCGTTATTCACCATAGCGCAAGCAGGAAAGAGACAACTGTACAACAAATTAGCCAGTGGCACAAAACACGCGGGTTTAACGGAATCGGTTACCATTTTGTGATTAATAAATCCGGCGTATTTTTGGGTCGTCCGCTGTCGCGTAAGGGCGCACATTGCAAGGGTCACAACACATCATCAATAGGGATTTGCGTTTGTGGAAATTATGAAATTGAAAAACCAGAACAGGAAACAGTTGATATTTTGTTGCGGCTTGTAGACGAGCTTGTTGCTGCGAATATGAGCATTCTACCCGGAATGAAAACACTCATTTATGCACACCGCGACTTGGCACATACTGCATGTCCTGGGGCGAATCTATATAACAACCTTGTAGACAAAAATATTTTAACAAAGCCAGTGAGTGGGGGATAAGCAATGACAATTGAACGCACAAACTACAACAGGAACCATATCGCAAAGTGCGACACGTGCGGCAAAACCGAGCTATACCGCTCGACAACAATAACGTACACTGCACGGGCAATGCGCGCAAAGGGGTGGAGCGTGGGCAAGCGGAACGGCAAGTGGTATAACGAGTGCCCGCGATGCTCCAACCTTGACGGCAGCGACTGCGACAACCTGCCACATCCGTTCTAAGGGTGTGTATTTATTTGTGTGCAGAATAAGAACACATAACACCGCGCACGCACGCGAAGAAGGCGAGGGCAAACAATGAAAGAGATTACAGACCCAAAGTGCCCACATTGTGGGGGCAGAATAACAGTGAAAGAGACCCGGGTGACAACAGGCACCATATCGTCATTGAGGAGAAGCGGGAAAGCATCTTATGACACGTGGGGCGATACCACCAAAACATCAGTTGAGTTCAGGTGCGTAAACTCGTATTGCGACCGCTTTTGGCCAAATCCGGAACGATTGGCAGCGGCCATCAGCCCATTGCCGCATATCAAGCCAGGTCAAGTCTGGATTAAAGACTCCACCACACCACCACAGATTGCAATGCTTGCAACCGCAGAAGCTGGTCGGTTTTTCTCGTGGTCTTTAATAACCAGTCGCGGAGAAATTATTGCAAACTCACTGCGAGAAGACAGCATGCAGAATAAGCTCGCTGATGAAGGCTGGGAACTTACACACATGTCAATCATTTTGGGCTGATACAGACAAACATAACACCGCGCACACACACGCGCACGCACGCGTAGGTAAACTGAGTTGACCATGGCATAAAATGAATTGACCATAAATGCCGCCACACATGCGAGAGCGTGGAAGGTGTCAAGGACACCACCACACCATCGCCGGGCCAGCCGCCACACCCAGGGGACTAACCACCACATAGCATACCAGCCACACACACACAAACCCACCCCCACAACACCACCCTGCACGCACACATATAATGTCACGCTAGAGTACTAACCCAAAAGCCTAACAGTATTTATGTAATTCAGTATCAGTAGATTGTAAAGCCTTTCATGGGCAACGACCAAATCAGGGGAAAGACAAGCGGAACACTAGGGAAGACCCGGCACACCCAAACAGGCAATTGACCTCAAAACACAATCCTGGCAATTGAATCGTAACCGCGTTGCGTTTGGTGTCGATATTGTCGCATAGCGGTTGATGTTGTCTGCTGTGTGTGGCGTTGTCGGATATCGCACGATAAGGCAGCATAATTGCAACACTGGGTAGCGGCGGTTACGGTTGATTAGGGCTGGATAGCTCGCTAATGCTGCTGTATGCTTGCCTACGCTCGTTTTGTATCCAATTAACTTTTAATACAAAATGCGTCTGAGTGAGTATTGGTGAGATATTGCGAGGTTTGGTGAGCTAATCTGGTGTGAGCAGCTTTTGTTGTGTGGTTATCTGGTGTTATCGGCGGAGTGTTGGCTGGTTGCTGGCGGCCGCAGCCGGGGCCTAACGCAACATGGCCGGAAAAAATCCGGGTACCCATGGTGGGCGGCTGGGGGAGGTCCTTCAACAAATTGCGTAGTATTTTTAAAACTTGGGTGTCCGGTCATTCCTGTGTATGCCGTTATAATGCACAGTAAAGCGATGATAAGGTTTTTGTGGTGGTTGTGGTGGGTTGATATGGCTTTGGGTGTTTAGCCGCCCGTGTGGACCTGATTAGTGGTCATGTTTTTCAAGGCGGTTTTTAAGAACCTGCCATGCGACTGCTGCCACGAGAGGTATGACGCCATTACCGCATAATCGCAGCTCGTCCACCCGATTGGTAATCCCATGAGTGTTTCTACCCAGCGTGGATTGAGTTTCCCCTGTTTCCCGGGCATTTTCTTGTAGAATTCCGATCTCGGCGCTCCAGAACTCCTCTTTCCGTTGCAACATCTTGGTGTCGGCCAATTCGCAGCCTGGGCTGATAGGTGCAAAGCCCCGGAGCTGTCCCTCGCATTCTGGCCGCCGTGATCCGCATCGCCGGCGCGTGGCGTTCTCCCCAACCGTCCTCGGGGGTTCCCATTCGTATTGCCGTCGTCCGGGTCTGGCTGGCCATAAAGAACGAAGTTCGGCAACTGGCCCATGTGTTTTCTGCCTGAGCCGGTTTTTAGGCAATGCTTTTCGCTGTTCCCGTCCCTGTAGTCTCTGCTCGCCGGTGTTGGCCAGACTGCAAAACACAAACAATCTTTCCCTTTTGTGCGGGGCGTCCACGTCGGATGCTCTGAATAAGCCCCACGCACAATCATACCCGACGGCTGACAAATCGCAGAGAATGTGTGATAGTCCACCGCCGGAAACAAATCCCCGGACTTCTTCAAAGAAACAGAATGCGGGTCTGATTTCCTGAATGATTCTGTAGATATCGTCCCAAATCCAGCGTTCATCAGATGTTCCGGTTCGCTTGCCCGCGGTGCTCCATGGCTGGCATGGGATTCCCGCAGTGACGATATGAACGATTCCGCGCCACGGCTTGCCGTCGAAGGTTTTAACGTCAGACCAGATAGGCGCCGGAGCCAGGCATTTTTTTTCCATCTTTGCCGCCAGGTTTGCTGATGCGAAAGCTTCTCTCTCCACGTAACAGACTGTTCTATAGCCGGGTTCAACCATGGCAATTCCGAGCCCGATCCCGTCGTATCCCGCGCACAGGCTGATTCCGTTAAATGCTCTTTCGGTATGTGCAGCCACATTGTCAGTCCCTTTTGGCGGCCGAAACAGCATCCTCAATCCGTTGTGCTATTTGCGACACCTTTTTTTGCCACAGTTTTTCCTGCTCGATGAGTGCGTCGAAGCCTTTTACCACGCCGGTTGGTACATCCTTCAGCACGCAGTATAGGTGTTTCAGGGCTGATTCGTAATTTATGTTGTATGTGGTGGGTTTTTTTGTGAGCTGGCCCGGCTTTTCCGGGTCATTGCTGATTGTAAAAATTCGGAGTTCAACCAGTCCGAGGTTATTACCGATTTGGATTTTCAGGTCCGGCTCGTTCCAAACAGTGAACATTGTTTTTTGAGCTTTCATTGTGAGGTCCTTTCTGTGCGAAGTGGTAGTGTTATATATTGATTATAATTGCTGGCGTGCAAAAATCAATAGTATTATCGGGTTTTTTTGTGCGTGTGTATATTTTCTTTACAGGTTGTTGACAATGCTGTCAGAAATGTATACACTATTAGCAGCGATGGGCAAGAAACTGAAACCACATGTTCAAAACGCAATAGACAATAATGCGCGCGAAGAGAAAGGCAAGTCTTTGCTTTGGGCTGCGAGTCAGCCGCATAAGCAATGGACCCCGGAGCTGTGGAAAATCGTGGGCGCGATAGCGAGCGGGAAGTACACCAATAGCCAGATAGCCGAGCGGCACGGTTGCGACACGCGGCATATCACGCGGCTTAGAAAGCGGGACGCCATACAGAGCGCGGTTGTTGCCAGGCGTGAGCGGTTCGCGCTGGCGCTGGTTGATAAACAAATTGACGTGCTGACGGCCGACGTTGAAAAGATGAACCGGGTAATTACAAACCGATTTAAGGAAAACGAAGATGGGGAGCTGGACGCCGACATTGCTACCAAAGATTTGATACGGCTGCGGAATGACACGCTTGAGCGGCTGGAGAAATTGAAAAGTAAGCTGTCCGACGGCGAGGGTGGCGATAGTGTCCGCGTGCAGATAATCAACAACATCTTGAGCCTGTCCCCGGACGACGTTGAAAAGATGCGGCGTGAACAGGGCATGGTGCTGGACCTTACCAAACAGAAAGATGGTGTTTATCGCGGTGGCAGAAGCGGGAAAAAGTAAACCGGTAATAACAGAGCATGTTGCATCTGTGTTATTATCGCGCGAAGAGCGGATAATTCATGAGGCGCGGCGTGACCGTGATGTGTTCAAGTCGTTTGTGATGGAGGACGAGCATGGCGACCGTCTTATCCCTGGGAAGATTCATCTGTCATGGTCGGCGCACGTTGAGCACTGCATCAAGGTGAAAAAATACTGCGGCATAATCGCGCCATGGGGCCACGGGAAAACAGAGCAGACAATAATAGGTGACGCGCTGTTTGACCTGGGGCGTAACCCGCAGATGCGGCAGAAAATCATATCGAACAATGACGCGAATGCGGCGAACAGAATACAGTCTGTGAAAACATACATCGAACAGAACGAGCGGTTTAAAATGGTCTTCCCAAACATAGAGCCGGACTATAAACGTGGGTGGTCAACACACCGGCTGTTTGTGAAAAGGAAAGGGGCAAGCAAAGATCCAAGCATTGAATCGCTCGGAGTGTTGTCGTCTGGAATCGGCGGCCGCGCAGACAAGTTGATGTTTGACGATGTGTGTGACCATAAGAACTCAATCCAGGAGCCGAAGAAACGCGACATGGTATCCGGGGCAGTCAGGGAGACGTGGCTATCCAGGCTGGACGTTACGAACAGACAGCTCAACTATGTGCAGGTCCTTTATATCGCCACGCCGTGGCATGAGGATGATTGCACGATGAGCTATGTGATGAAGAATCCTGAATTTCTCGTGCTCGTGCAGCCTATAGCTGAAAAGCTTGACAAGATTGTTTGCCTATGTGACGGGGAGAAATGGTTGCTGCCACTGTGGGACACCAAATGGAATCAGGCAGAGCTACAGAAACGCCGGCGCACAGTAGGAGAACGCGCGTGGGCGCGTGGTGGATTTCTAAAACCGTACTCAGATGACGACATAGTTCTGAAATCATTTGACAAGTGCGTTGACTACACGATAACGCCATTTGAAGCGATGAAGATGCACGGAAAGAACTGGCGCGTGGTTTCGGCTGTTGACCCGAGCGGAAGCGGCCGGCCGGGCTTTGCGATATTTACGCTGGCTTGTGAACGAACGACCGGGATACGGATACCGCTTGACATTAGACGGGGCGCATGGAAAGGGCGAGAACCAATCGAGCAATGCCTTGCGGTACAGAGTGAGTTTAACCCGGACGTCTTTGTAATAGAGAATAACGCAGTACAAGAGCGTGTTGTTTCATGGGTCCAGGACGCGGGGGAAGGGAAAATAAACACAAAGCCATTTCAGACAGGTCGCAACAAAGCGGATCCGACAGCCGGGGTTGAGGGAATGGATATTGAGTTTAGTAACGGGCTGTGGGTTATTGCGCTCGGTCATGTGGACCACCGCGACAATCCAGACTGTGAGTGTCCGTGGTGTGTATGGCAGCGTGAAGTAAAATTCTTCCCGACATACGGAACAAGCGACACGTTGATGGCCATGTGGTTCGCGCGTGAAGAAGTGCGCGGGGGCCGCAGCCTTGATTCGCTGATAAAGATGGTGGCCGGGTCAGGAAACCGTTCGGGGGCAGGCAAGGGCGGCCCGGCAGTTGAAGAGGCGTTCAAGCCCAAGACAATCAGCGTTCAGGAAATGTTAAGAGGGTCTGAAACAAGCAACTGGTAAAAAGGGAGATTGAAAACATGGCAACAAAAAAACAGGAAAAGCATGAGTGTGAAAACTGCAACAGGCTTGATCTTGATCTGCTGGCAGCGCAGGCAAGAATCAAAGAGATTGAGGATCACGCCTCGGAAGCTGAGGCAACAGCCATTGAGCTCAGAGAACACATAGAAAAGCTGAAAGCAGAGACTGGGCGGCTAAAGAGTGAAAAGGCAACTGCCACAAAAAACAAAGACATCGAATGGGTTAATGGCGTTGTGGGCGAAATCATTTCCGGGGTGCTTACAGCAAACCATATCCCGAAAGACATAAAGAAGGCCGACAATATCGCTGATATGCGCGTAGCGATTTCGATGCTGGGCGACAAGATGGCCGATCTTATGGCGTCAGCAGCCGGGTCCGGAAACAGCGTAGGTTTGATACGTGGTATAACTTTCAGATTCGTCGTGTCAAAATTAACGGTGATGGCAGAGCGGCTTGAGCAACGCCTTGTTGATCTTGAGCTTGCGGCAGCAAACAAAGCGTAACGCGCGGAGTGGTGTTAATGGCAAACGAAATATATGGTCCAGACGGCAAGAAGATTAATAAGAGTGTCTTGTTAAAAAGTTATGGTGTTGGAGAAAGCGCATTAAGCAGCCTCGGAGACGAGTTTGAAAACCCGGATACTCTAATATCGCGCAAGGGCATAGAGATTTATGACACCATGATGAACGAGGTTCAGGTTGAAAACTCCATTAATGCCATTCGCTATTCAGTTATCCCGAACAACTACCAGATAATCCCGGCAACCAAAGACAAGCAGGACGTTGAGATTGCTGATTTCGTTGCATGGGTTTTTGAGAATATGGACGGGTCGCTAAAGCGCTTTCTGTGGGATTGCATGTCCGCGATATACAGGGGATACGCGATACTCGAAAAGAATTTCAAGGTGTGCGAGGGCGGCAAATACAATGGCATGTGGGCGCTCAGTAGCATCAAGCCGCAGTGGCCAGGAGACTACGAGCTTATCGTTGATGAATATAACAACCTGATTGAAATCAAGAACGTCGCAGACCAGGAAACCACCGTACCGATATATAAATTCATTGTCTATTCGCACAACCCGGAAGATGGAAACATCTATGGCCGGTCTGTGTTGCGAAAAGTCTACAAACATTATTGGTCAAAGGACTTCTTGCTAAAGTGGTGGAATATCTATCTTGAAACATACGGATTCCCGACGCGCATCGCAAAGTATCCGGCGGGCTCATATTCACAGTCGGCGTCCGGCGACGGCGCATCGCAGAATCAGCTACAGTCTATCCTGAAAGACATCATGAGCAACACAGCAATCACTATCCCGAACGATATCGAGATTGATTTTGAGCAGGTTGCATCCGGCGGCGCGCTCGGCTTTCTGAAAGCGATTGAATACCACGATAAGCAGATTGTTACCGGCATACAGGGGCAGACACTCACATCAACCACCGGCGACGGAAAAGGCAGCTATGCGCTCGGAGACATTCACGCCGCAACAAAAGAAACCTATGTGGGCATGATTCGCTCTGACATCGAAGATACAATCATGTTCGAGCAGGTGATAAAGCAGCTTGTTGACCTGAATTATCAGGGCGTTGAGTCATATCCCAAGTTCAGGTCTTCACCGCGCGGTAAAGGCATTGAGGACATGACCGCAAGTGACGTTATGACACTGTTTGCTGGTGGTATTATAACTCCAAGCGACGTTAACGACTATCGTGAAAAGCTTGGGTTGCCGCGTGTTGATATCTCCGGGAAGCAGTGGAGAACAAACGTCGAGGGCAAACCGCTATCGCCGTGGTTGTCGCCTCCGGAGATTGGCCCTGATGGGAAAACACCGTTGGTACAACAGGAGCCGCAGAATCAGCCACAAGAGGCGCAGATTACAGGAGAAAGCAAGAGCCGCGATACGCAACATTCTTTTTCACTTGCGCGCAAGAAAAATGCGTATGAAGAGCGCGTCAATTTTGAAAAGCTTGACAGGGATATGACAGGTGCGGCAGAGGCCATTATGGAGGAGCTTGCGGGGCCGTTGCAGAAAATGAAGGACAACATGCTGGCATATCTGCCGCGTCGCGTGTTTGTTGGCGACAAGGTTGACACAAAGCAACTGCAAAGCCTGAAGCTTATTGGCTTGCGCGACTTCAAGAACATATACAAGGATGGCCTTAAAGCCATTATCACAGATCAGGCAGAGGTCGCATATAAAGAAATCAATGTGGGCGGCACGCTGGCGGCAAAGACGTTTTCACAGACGGAAGATGTTGACAGGTTTGTGAAAATCAAAATGGAAGACCGAAGGATTCCAGAAGAAGAGATATCGCAGATTCGCAAATGGCGAGAGGCCGGGGAGTGGGCAAAGATACGCGCGTGGAGAAATCGCATGGCGCTTGAACTGTCCGGCAATATAGACGCGCAGGCATTCTGGATAACCGACGTTATAAAGACTGACATCTTGCGGGATGTGAAAAACGCAATCATGTCCGGGGTGACAAATGGTGCAGATGTAAAGACAATGATGAAGGGCGTTGGGGATGTTTTTGAAAAATACATTGCGCGTGGCGATGTTGCCAATAAAGCCATAGCCTCTGCTCCGCGCCTTGAAACCATAGTGCGGACAAACGTAACCAGAGCATTCAACCTTGCGCGCAGAGAGGCGTTTAAGGAAGGAGCCGCAAGCGGAAACTTCCCGGCGCTAATGTACTCTGCAATACTGGATGAGCGCACAACTGCTTTCTGCAGCAGCCTTGATGGAAAAATATATGCGGCAGACGATCCTGTCTGGAACAGCATAACGCCACATAACCATTTAAATTGCAGGTCAATCATAGTCGCAGTATTTGTTGATGATGTTCCGGAGAAATTTTCAAACAAGCCAAATTTGAACAACCTGGCTTCCGAGTTCGGCGGGCTTGGAGAAAGGACGGTATAAAAATGGACAGAATTACAGATAGGGTTTGGATTGGCTCATCTCGTGATGGAAAAGACAAGGCGCCGGTCAGAAAGAAAAACGGCGTGTTTTTTATTGTTAATGCAAATGAGCAGGATTTCTTGACAATGAACTGCGCAATAGATCTTGATGTTGAGGCAAGCATACATGTTGGGTTTGTTGATGGCGGCGGAAATCCGGTGTGGAAAGTCGGCGTGGCAATAGATTCCCTGCGCTCTATTCTGGCCCACTCTGACAAACCAATTCTTGTATATTGCCATGAGGGCAGGAGCAGGTCTGTTTGTGTTGTGGCATCATACCTTGTGTTTGGCGGTGTGTGCAAAGATATCAATTCGGCAATTGCGATGATTAAAGAAAAAAGATCAATTGCAAATCCAAACGAGGCACTAATAAAGACATTCAACCAGTTTATACGTGGTATGAATTGTACAGAAAACAATTCAGAATAATTGAAGGTGATACTATGCCATACGAAAACGAACACGCATGCAGGGTAGCAGACCCAAAAAAGTTTAAAGAGATGCGCAGACAGAACGACAAGTTTGCGCCTGGCATTGACGCCATCTTTGGTATAACAGAAGACGGAAAATCTGAAATCCAGGCGATCCGTTTTGACAAGGAAAAATACACCGAGGCGCAGGCGCGCAAATGGGTAAAAGAACATGATTTCAAGTGCGTTCCGTTCGAGCCCGCGTCAGACAAGTTTGCAAAAGATACACTTGAGACGGTTGACTTTAATGGGCAGGAAGTATTTGCGACAGGCGAATACACAAGTTGCAACGGCTCAAAGCGCAAGTACACCAAGGACGACCTGCTCGGGATGGCGGCTGCTGCTAACGAAATGGGTGGACGGCTGAGTGCGGCGGTGAAGCTTGGACACAACAAAGACCAGTCGATTGCAAAGCTGGAAGGTCACTTCAAGGACGGTATGCCGGCGTTCGGATGGATGCGCAATTTCCGTGTACAGGGCGAAAAGCTGATATGTGACCTGAAGCAAGTTCCAAAAAAACTTGCCACGCTGATAAGGGCCGGGGCCTACAAATTCAAGTCGCTTGAGATAGCGAAAAACTTTAAAGATGAGGCAACCGGCAAATTGTACAAGCTGCTCCCTGTTGGCGTGGCGATATTGGGCAAGAGCATGCCTGCGCTATCGAACCTTAACGAGCTTGCGGCAATGTATGAAAACGGTGTCCCCGAAACCAGTTTTTGGTATAAGCAGGACGATGAACCAAATTCACCTGACGGAGGTGAAAGCAAAATGAGCAAAGAGCTTGAAAAGCAGATCGCAGACCTGACAGCAGAAGTAACCGAGCTTACCAAGAAACACTCTGCCGCACAGAGCAAGATTGAGGAGCTTGGCGACAAGCTGAAACAGGCCAAAGACGATCACGCCAAGGCCATGAAAGAGGCCGAGGACAAGGCCACGGAAGAGGCTGAAAAGTTTTCAAAGATTTCCGACGAACTGGATGCTGTCAAAAAAGAGAACAGCACAATGAAAGAGGAAATTACCGAATACAGGAAGGCCGCAGACGAGGCCGCAGACAAGGAGCGCGAGGCGTTTCTTGATAAGCACTCTAAGAAATTTCCACCGGCACTGCGCGCGCATTTCTCCGCGCTGTTGAAGCAGGCCGATGAAGACCCGGACAAATTTTCAATCGATGTGGATGGCGAGACGGTGACGGACATCCGCAAGCACATTGAGGACATGCCGGAATCTGACCTGTTCTCGCAGGCTGGCAAATCAACGCCCGCCAACGAGCGCAACAAGGATGACGACTCAGTTATCGAGAAGAAAGTGCGGGCCTATTGCAAGGAGAACGACCTTGATTACGACAACAAGGACCACTACGCAAAGGCCGTCCTGGATCTCGAACTTTACGACAAAGACTAAAGGAGGTGTGATAACATGCCAGAGAAAAATCTAAGCAATTTGACCACGTGGAAAAACGGCAGCGGCTCGACAATCGAGAAATACCGGGTTGTTGTGACGTCATCCACCAAAGACGAGTGCCAGTATCCGTCAGGCGCAAGCTCGGTCGAGACAATGATCGGCGCGACAAGCGAGCAGATCGCGGACGGAAAATATGGCACAGTGTACACATCCGGCATCGTGTATCTCACCGCCGGGGCAAGCGTATCAATCGGTGACAAACTCGTGACAGCTGATTCAGCTGGTCGGGTCAAACCGAAGCCAGCAGGGGCTACAACTCAGGGCATCATAATTGTGGGTAAAGCCCTGGAAGCGGCGAGCTCATCCGGTGATATTATCGCCGTTCAGCTCGTCGGTATTAATGCATATTCCAGCTAAGGAGGTGAGCGAATATGTCCAAGTATGGAGACATCAAAGTTGACAGATTTCTGACGAACTACAGCATTAAATACGGGCAGGGGTTATTCGTCGCCTCTGAGGTTTTCCCGTTTGTCAAGGTAGACAAAGAGAGCGACAAATATCCTGTCTACGGCAAGCAGGACAAGCGCATTTATGACACCGTGCAGGCCAGCAACGCGGAGGCTAACGAGGTTGACCCGTTCGAAATCGAAAGCACTCCGACCTACACGTGTGACCGACATGCGTTGAAGCACAAAATTTCCCAGGATGATATCGACGCCGCGGACAAACCCATTGACCTGGAGGTTGACGCGACTGGATACATCACAGAGAATCTGATGCTTGCACATGAGAAGCGGGCTGCCGATCTTGCTACGGCCGCAGCCACGTTCGCAACCAGCGGACACACTGCCACACGCACGGGAACAGCACAGTGGGATAACGCCAGCTACACCGGCGATATCGAAGAAGAGCTTGATGCCGCGAAAGAAACCATTCGCGCGGCCATCGGGTTCGAGCCCAACCACATTGTGATTCCGGCGGCTGTTGCAAAGGTGATGAAGCGCGACAGCAACATCCGCGCGCTCCGCAAGTTCACCAATGACAACCTGTTGATCAACGGCGATCTTCCCGCCACACTGTTCAACATGAAGGTGCTCATTCCGGGCGGCATTTACGATTCTGCCAACCACGGAGCTACCTACAGCGGCTCTGACGTGTGGGGCAAGCACGTGCTATTGTTCTACAAATCTCCTGGAACGCCGCGGAAAAAGATGATGACATTTGGTCAGACCTTCTTCACTCAGATGCGCCGGGTGGACAAGTGGGACACCATTGACCCGCGCGGCAAGTACGTGCGCGCAGACGAGAAAAACGACGTCAAGGTTGTGTGCGAATACGCCGCATACCTGATCCGTAACGTCATTTCGTAACAAACCTGAGGGCTGGGCGGGCAACCGTCCGGCCCTTTATTTTAAACACAGGGGTGAACAGCAAATGAAAACTATTTTTTACACAACGATCATGATCCTTGTCGCGTCCATGTTGGCGTTGGCCGGGCCGATTAGGGATGTTCATATTCGCGATACGGATGATGACCGTCTTGAGGTAAACGCCGACGGGACAATTGATGTAAACACTGTTGTTTCCGTGGGCAGCATCACAGAGATTGCCAGCGGCACATTCAGAATTTGCAACGAGGACTATTCAACGTGTGTTGACGTGGCCCCGGGCAATTCTCCCGCACTGCGCGTTGAGATAGGCGATGGGTACGACCTTGCCAATGTAGACGCAACAGGTCACCTGTTTATAGCCGATGGCTCGCAGGCAATCAGTGTTGACGACGACGGTGGCAGCCTGACGGTTGACGGGACGGTAACATGCGCCGGGGTATCAGCCACAGACACGGCTGTTATTACAGACAGGACAAGCGGTGTTGAGGCGACGGTTGATTCGAGTGGTGCTCTTAACGTTACGCTCGGAGTCGGCACGGCATCAAGCGCGGTCACGATAAGAAATGCCATTGATGGGACACCGTGGAACATCGTTGACGACACGGTTAACTATGGCCCGGTTGGTATTACGGATGGCACAACCACGGCAGACATCCTTGATGCGGCCGGCACCTATGATCCACAAATATTTGTGTTGACAGACGAGGACGGAAATATTTTTGCCGACATAAACACAGGCACATACAAGAGCCTGTTGACGACCATAACAGACGGCAGTGCTGTTGTTCCTGTGCGCGATTTCGCCGGTGGTTCAGCGGCCCGTGGATTGCAGGTTGTAGAGACCAACGGAAACACTATCTATACACACATTACAAACCAGGGCGCGAAAAGCGTAACCACATATTCAAGCGGCATCGGCACATTCGGTATGCGCGACCAGGCTGACAGCGGGCAGCAGATTCCGCAGGCAACAATAACGGTTGCCGACAATTGGACGTGGGCCACGAGCTCAATCAGCACATGGATAAACACAACCTACGATAAGCACGTTACGGATATCTCAATTATTGTTGATGATGATTTGGGCGCAGGTGCAAGCGACACTGTGCCTGTCCAGATGATACTATGGCAGGATGCCGGGACCGATGAGGAAATCTACTCTGCGCAGTGTAATGCCCTTGGCAATTGCCACTTCCCGATTAACGGAGTGCTGCACATTCCGGTTAATACAAACCCGATACTCGGGGTAAGGCTTTCGTCACGTGCAGGGGTCGGCGGGAACGTTGATGTGATTGTCAAACTGAATGGATATGTAGAGAACCAATAACCAAATGAAAAAGGAGGACGACCGTGAAACAGGTCGTTTATCTCGGCCGGGAAATGTTGGGTTTCCCGCCGGGTGGCAAAACAGGAACAACAATGGTGCGCGGGATACCGCGACAGGTTGACGATAAATCCGATATCTCACGCGAAATAATGACGGGGTTATATCCTGAGTATAAGGTTATTAACGACGACACGTATTATATAGGCTCCAATACAACATTGGAGTCTATTTCTGTTTTTGATGATGAGATATTGCCGGGCGACAAAATACTGATAATGCGCGACATGGGCCTCGGCGATATCCTTCTTTCTCTGCCAACAGTCAAGCAGCTAAAACACAGGTATCCGCACGCGACTATCACCTATGCCACGCTGCCGAAATTTATTGATATGGTTTCCGGCCATGATTTCATTGACGAGCCGGTTTCCATACACGACATAAATCTTGATGGGACAGAATACAAGCTGATTATAAATTTCATGCGGTGCCTTGAATTTTATAGCATACTGCGCAACCGTGGCAGGCGGGTTGAATCGTTTGCAAAAATGATTGGAATCGACCTGCCTGAATATGAGAACGTGGTTGAGCCGAGATTAACAGCAGAGAACTATGCTGCGGCGTCAGACCTGCTGCGCAACGTAACCGGGCCTATCATTACATACGTGCTACAGGCGGTGGCGTGGAATAGATCGTATGAGCCGTGGAAATCACGCGATGTAATTATTGAACTGCGCAAGGCACTACCCGACCACACCGTTGTTGTGCTGGACGTTGATGCCGCATTGTTTGGCGATATTCCAGGGGTGCTTGACCTCGGCACGCGAACAGAAACCGCAATGGATGCAGCGGCTGTATGCTGGATGTCTGACCTTGTGATATCTCCGGACACCGGCATGGCCCATGTATCTGCCGCGCTTGGAATACCCACGCTGGTGCTGTTGTCGTCAATGCCGTTTGAATGGCGGTTTGACCATTACGGTGACCACGTTGATTACATCCACAAAATCGGCGCGGCCCCATGTGTTCCGTGCTGGGACTGGCAGCGCTTGCGTGGAAGGATTAGATATTGCAACCGCACAAAAGACAATGTTTGTATGTCCTCAATAAAGCCCGCTGAGATAGCAACAAAGGCGGCAAGGATGATAAAAAATGCTTGACATATCTGTTTTGATTTTAACGCATAACAGCGGAACAATTGTGAGTTGCTTAAAAGCAATTAGCTGTGAGAAGTTCGGCGAGGTCATTGTGATGAACAATGGCGGGGAGTCGAAAATACGCAAAGAGCGATTCCCGTGGGTACGCTTTATTGAGCACGAAAAGAACCTTGGGTGTGTGGGTGGCCGCAATCATATTGCCAAGTTCGCAAAATACGGCTGGTTTCTATTTCTTGACGACGACCAGTTTGTGAGCCCGGGTGCCATTGAGCGGCTGTTCCGGGCGGCAACAGAAAACAACCATGACATTGTTGGGTGTGTGCTCAACGAGGTCAACGAAAACGGAATAGGGAAAGATCTACACGAATGGAAAGACAGCGACCGCGTATATTTGGGTGGTGGCGGTCTGCTGGTAAGGCGCGACGTGTGGGAATATCTCGGCGGGTTAGACCAGGTGTTTTCACCAGCATACTGCTCGGACGTTGATTTTTACTGGCGGGCTAAAGAGGCCGGATATTCAATAGGGTGGCTGAAGGATCACCGGATTCAGCACGCCGAACACAGGACAATGCACACCCAAAAAACATTTGACCATGACGACCAGTACATAAAAAGCCACTCAATATTACAATTCAAGTGGCCTGACAGACTTAGCGGAATTGCAGGGTTCGCAAACAAGATTCCGGAGCCGGAAAAGAAGCGCATTCTGTTTATCGCAGATACGCCGGACTGGGCTGTTGCGCGGCTCGTTGATGTAATTGCAGAAAAGCTATCACACAAATACAGGGTTGACAAGACGTGCTTTATCCGCGAGTACAGGAACAAGGCAATTAGAGGCTACATAAAAATTGACGATATTAATTTTTCTCGGTATGACTTCATTGTCTGCCGGTCGATTATTGGGCTGTATCCAGAGATATTACGGCGGCTCATGGCGCAGGTGCCACCAGAGCGCGTAGCAGTATCTGTTGAGTCCCACCACGGGTATGATGATGACAGGTTCATTGGTGTGTTCAATGAGAAACTTAAATGTTGCAAACACATACACGCGATTTCAGACAGGCTGTACAAAATTGCACGGTCAGCGCACATCGGCCACAAAGTATATTTTACTCCGCAGGGCGTTGATACAAACATGTTTTTCAACGTGCGAACAAAGCGGAATGAGCGGCTGACAATAGGGTGGGCCGGCAATGCAAGCCACGGCAACCCGCGCGACCACAAACGGTTTTATGAAATCATCCTGCCTGTGTTCAGGGCATTGAAAGATGAATATAATTTCAGGTTCGCCGCAAAGGATGTTAACCCGGACGTGGTAGAGGAAATCCGCATGGCCGGACACCTCATCGACGAAATACCGTATGACGGAATGTGCAAATTCTACAACAGCGTGGATGTGTATCTTAATGCGAGCCATTCCGAGGCCATAGCGTCAACCACATGCGAGGCCATTGCGTGCGGAACGCCGGTTGTATCAACGGATGTAGGCTATGCAATGAATCTTTTTGTGGGCGATATAAACGGAGTTATTGTTAGGCCGGATGTCGGGCAATTTATAGCGGCGATTCGCTATTTTTCGCTGCAAAATTATGACAGGATATTCATGTTGAACAACCATGTGGTTAACAAAATACTATCGTGGGACAGAGTAATCCATTATACAGAGAGGGCAATAGAAAATGGAATTGAATCGGCTTGACTTGACAGTGTTTGTAATCAGTATTGGTGGCGAGACATTTGATGCGTGCGTGTCGGCGCTGAAAAAGCAGGAGTGCGATGGCGTGTTCAACGTTGCCTTTATCGTCAACAAGCGCCCAATGTCTGCGGCATTCCAGGAGATGTTGACGCGATGTAAAACAAGATACTTCATTCAGCTTGATGAGGATATGATACTTGAAGAAACAGCCGTACAGACGATGTATGATGCGGCGATTAGCCTCGACGACAAAGAGGCGTTTGCGGTGTTCCCGCTGTGGGATGTCCATCTTGACAGGTGGTTGCAGGGCGTCAAAATATATGACCACAACATTGTCCGAAACTACCCATACGAGAACACAATCTCATGCGAGGTCGGACAGTTCAAGCGGCTGGAAGCGGACGGATACACATTCAAGAACATTCCCTATGGCGGCCGCGAATCGTGCGTGGGCCTGCACGGCACATCATATACAACGATAACAGCATACGAGCGATACAAAGACCTCGTGGAAAAACACCGTCGCCATGGTCTTGTCAGATGGGTTGACGAGTATTATCAGATATTTTTTAATCGCATGGAGCAGAATTTCAATCCCATTGCCGCCGCATCATTCGCCGGAATGGTGATAGGCAACATAACAGACGTTAACGAAAACACAGGGGAAAAAGACTATACAAAATATGGCAGCCTTCCCGGGGTGCGCGGAATACTTGACAACCTTGACGTGCTTGATTTTTCATTCCACAACAAATGGCCGCGACAGTTTATAACTGATATCATGGACCTGTCCGGGCTGCCATACACAGAAGATAATATCAATCGAGTCATGTCAAAACTCGGGGCTCCGCGTGAGGCTGTTTTGTTTATGACCGACAAGTGTAATTCGCGCTGCTGGTTCTGCCGCAGAGAAGAGCACACGGAAGAGGTGACTGGGTTTAAAGACCTGGAGCCCCAGCACGTTGAGCGGTTCCTTCGAAAGTTCCCATCAATCACCGGGGCATGCCTTGCCGGAATGGGCGAACCGCTGCTTAATGAGAATGTGTTTGATATTATCAGGTTGCTAAAAAGCAAGGGCAAGTTTGTATCTCTTATCACAAATGGAATACTTCTGCACAAGCATGCGGATTCTCTTGTTGAATCAGGGCTTGATAACATATCCGTGAGCCTGAATGCCTATGATGCAGATGGCCACAACATGGTCACGCGCACAAAGACGTTTGAGGTTGTGCTGGCAGGAATCGAGGCGGTTAAAGGCCAGATAAAAACAGGCGTATCATGCGTGGTGAACAAGCAGAATTATACAGAGATTCCGGCGTTCATTGGGTTCGCCAACGGGCTCGGGGTGGCGTTCATAACATTTATGAACACGCTGCCACATTTCGAAATGTCACCATTGGATAGCAGGGCCTTCCGGGATGTGGCGATTTTTGACACAGACACAGAACAGATTGAAGAAATTGAGGGGTATAAAAACCTGCCGGGCGCTGAGCTTGTGACAGTGTGGCCGACGCCGATTGATACAACCATGAGGGTCCACAACTGCAAAAGCCCGTTTGTTGCCGCGCGGTGTGCTGCAAAATACGACTGGGTTCTGACAGGGCTGTGCCGGCGTATTGCCCCGCCACAAGACATTCACAGAATTGACACGCCAGCGAGCCCATACAACATAGAGGCGTTTAACGAGTTGAGATATTCGGTGTTAAGCAAACAGCCACAGGAGAGCTGTAAACACTGTTTTGGCAGGGTGATAGGATGAAAGACCTTAGCAGCGAATTAACAGTATACGTGATTACTATTGGCGGCATTACTGCGGCAGATTGCGTATCGAGACTAAAGAATCAAGACTGTAAGTTTCAGCTTGATACGGTAGAAAACTACTCGCCGTCAGCGGCGGCATTTCAGGAAATGATTAATCGGTGCGAGACACCATACTATATACAGGTTGACGAGGATATGCTGTTGCGCCCGGACGCGGTTCGCCGCATGTATAACGGCGTGATTGAAAGCGGGCCGAAAGAAGCAATCATAGTATATCCGCTGTGGGACGTTCATCTTGATAGGTGGATATTCGGGGTTAAAATTTACAAGCATGAAATCATGAAAAACTATCCGTATATCAACAGGGTCGCGTGCGAGGTTGACCAGATAACCAGAATGAAGAAGGACGGATACACATTCAAATGTATATTCGACAATAGAAGATACCAATGCCTCGGGCTGCATGGAACATCGTTCACGCCGGAAATGTCATACGAACGATATAAGGGGTTGGTTGAGAAACACAGGAATCATGGATTGATACCATGGATAATTCCGTACTACGGGATATTTTATAGCCGGCTGAAGCGGCGGTGGGACGATGTTGATGCAATGGCGCTATGCGGGCTGCTGATAGGGACAATCACAGACAACAGCGTCATTGTTGCCGGGAAAGATTCGCGGAAATACAGCAAACTACACGGGCTGAAAGGGCTGATTAGCAACCTTGGTGCGGTGCGGGATTCTTTATACAACAAGGACGTATGCGGGTTTGTGTCCGATGTATTTTCCATATCTGGCCTTCCATATTCTAACCAGCATGTTATGGGTGCGGTGGTTGATATTGCCCAGCAGAAACAAGACACAGAGGATTAGTGGAATGTCGAAGACGGTTGACTTCAAAAAGCGGTGGCAAAAGCGGGAAGACTGGGAAACACCGGATTGCTCGTTTTGTGGCTCAGATAAAAGAGAGCATGTGTTGATTTACGAGAACGTAAACAACACGCTTCACAATCTTGTAGAATGCTCAGGGTGCGGCCTCAGGTTCTATTCTCCGAGGCTTAGATTTGATGTGCTGTCAAAGAATAGCGGCAACAGCGAAAACGCCCGGGCGCACGCTGACAGGTACTTTCTAAATACAGGGTTTACACCTGTTGAAGATCGCTACTTACGGCGCCGGCAAATCAAGGACTTTTACCAGAGGACATTTCAGCGCGTGATTGATGCAAACGGGTTGCCAAAAAGCATATTTGAGGTTGGGGGCGCGTGTGGGTTTTTCCTTGATGCTGTCCGCGATATGGGCGTTGAAGAGCTGTGCGGGTGTGAACTGAACAAGTGGCACGTGCGAAACGCCAAACAAAAACTTGGGCTTGAGAACATGTGGTATGGCCGATTTCAGGACTACCATGATATGCGGCAATATGACTGCGGGGTCATGCTGGATTATATCGAGCACAGCTATTCCCCGCATCAAGACTTGAAAAAGATGTCGTCAATGATAAGGGATGGCGGGTCGATTCTGCTCAAAACATTTCTTGAGGAGCTTGATGTTGAGCGCACAATGGCCGCGCCGATTGGCCATGCTACACACTTCTTTGGGCGTGTCCTGCGGGCAATGCTTGAGTCGGTTGGGTTTGAAATTCTCGACTGGTTTGAAAACGGGATTATGGTTACTGTTGTTGGGAGAAGAATCGCATGAAGCAGCCGAACGTGGTTTTCATTCTTGGGGCGTCTTACTGTGGCAGCACATTGCTCGGATATCAGCTTGGGTCGCTCAAGAACTGTGTTTCCATCGGAGAGGTTTCACAGTGGACGAGCCCGGACCGCGGATATATCGAATACAGCAGATGCTCATCATGTCGGACAAACTGCAAATACATCACAGATGAATTTCTGCATGGGACAGATATCAATAATGTGTATTACAGATACGCAGAGTTGTTTGACGTTACCAACATGGTAGATTCGAGCAAATCACCTTGGTATTTCAGGCAGCACGTTTTGCCGGCGTGGGGTGGGAGAGCAAATATAATACCGCTCATTATGTACAAGTCGCCGCTGGAGTTCTACGCATCTGCGCGCATACGAAAGCGCGAAGACAAAATAGGCGTGTGGGGAACATTCTACGAACAGGCGCTACTCGCAACGGCAAACATTGATAACACAATAGTCCTGTCATACAAAGATTTCGCAACGGAGAATGAGGCGTGGTTGAAATACCTGTGCGGCATTATCGGTGAAGAATATGAGCCGGGCATTGTCGAATACTGGAATTACGAGCATCACCAGATGGGCGGCAACAACATGACCAACCTGAACACCAATGAATCAGTATATGACAAGGCGATTGCCGACGTATTCGACGAGGACATATACAAGCTTGAAAGAAACGCATACTACAAAAAGATATCATACATGGAAAAGGCAAAAGACGTGTTGCCAAAAAGCGAATATGATTCCATATCTCGCCACGACGAAATGAATGAAATATTTGCTGAGCTTGAGCAGAACAAAACAGCGCTGTAAAACAAAACCGGGAGATTGACAAACAATGAAAATCTTTATCGCTGGAATTGATGGGTATCTTGGGTGGCCGCTGGCGCAGTATCTTGCCGCGCGCGGGCATACTGTTTATGGTTGTGATATTGGCTTGCGGCGCGATATGGTGCATGGCGTGGGCTCAGACAGCGTAATAGAGATTGCCCATATTGACGACAGAATAGCGGCGTTCAGGGACAAATACGGGCCGGGACACCACATATATAAATGCGATATGCTTGAATACATAAAGCTTGAGAGTGTGTTAATGGATTGTCTCCCGGATGCAATCGTTCACCTTGCGGAAATACCGTCTGCGCCGTGGTCCATGATGGGCCAGTGGAAGTCAGCGGAGACACAGCGCAACAATGTCCTCGGGTCGCTGAATCTATTGTGGGCGATACGAACAGTATGCCCGGATGCCCACCTTGTTAAGCTTGGCACAATGGGCGAATACGGCACGCCGCCAGTGGACATTCCAGAGGGTTTTTTTGATATCGAATACCGTGGCCGGGTCTGGAAGAACGCACCATTCCCGCGCAACGCCGGGAGCTTCTACCACTTGTCGAAAGTACATGACAGCGAAAACGCACGTTTTGCTTGTCGCATTTGGGGGCTGCGGTCAACAGACATTATGCAGGGTGTTGTGTTTGGCGCGCATATTGATGAAATGGGCGACGACCCAAACATGCGGACGCGGTTTGATATTGACGAATGCTTTGGTACGGCCATTAATCGCTACTGCGCGTCTGCGATTATCGGCCACCCATTGACAGTATATGGAGCTGGTGGCCAGCGACGCGGATTCCTCCCGCTGAAAGACTCCATGCAGTGCCTGACACTAACGTGCGAGAACCCGCCGGCAGCAGGCGAATACCGCGTGTTTAATCAGTTCGAGGCCGTGTATAACGTGACAGAGCTTGCGCACATGGTTTGTCGAGAGGCGAACAGCCTCGGAATGAGGGCATCTGTTGAGCACTACGAAAACCCGCGCATGGAGGCGGAGAAACACAGGTATAATCCAGACCACAAACATCTGCTTGATATTGGATACGAGCCAACAACGGATATCAGCGGCGAAATACGAATCATGCTGCAAAATCTATCACAATATAAAGACAGGATTGAAAAGCTTCGGCATGTATTAATCCCGCAAACGCGGTGGGACGGAAAACACAGACGGTCAAAACTATTGGAGGATGAAAAATGAGAATATTGATAACGGGTGGCGCCGGGTTTATAGGCAGCAATCTCTGCAGGGTGCTGCTTGAAATTGGCCATGAGGTTGTGGTGCTGGACACCGGCGACGTATGCGGGTTGAGAGGCGTGCCGTTTGGTGCGTCTGTTGTCGCCGGGAACATACATACCAACGATATAATAGACACGGCAATACACGGATGTGATGCGGTAGTACACCTGGCCGCGCAAACATCGGTTGTTGACTCAAAGGAAAACCCGTGGATAAACGCATACGAAAATGTGCTTGGGACAATATCCGTTCTTGAGGCTGTGCGCAGAGAGAATAAGGACATGCGCGTGGTTGTTGCCTCGTCGTGCGCGGCGGGTGCCGACAAGGCATCATCGCCATACGGCGCATCAAAAGCCGCAACAGAATCATACTGCCAGGCATACTGCGAATCCTATGGAATGCGGATAACACCGCTGCGGTTTGCAAACGTGTATGGCCCTGTGTCCATGCACAAGGGCAGCATAATCGCGCTATGGGCGCGCGGCATTGCAAACGGAACACTCAAAGCTTATAAGATATACGGCGACGGTGAGCAGACACGGGACTTTATCAGCGTATCAGACCTGTCACACGCAATACACGACGTGCTATATGCAGACGGTCTTGTGGGCGAATCAGTTGGGGTCGGCACCGGCAACAACATATCAATCAATATGCTCGCAGATATATTTGATTGCGTGGACGGAGCGAAGCTTCCGCGCGTATACGAAAAGCCGCGCAGTGGCGAACTGCTGCATTCTGTAGCAGATACAACACTGATAAAAAAACACACGGGGTGGAAGCCGATTGTCCAGATAGATCGCGGGATTTCAAACCTGATTGAGTGGTTCAGGGCAAACACGCAGTGACGAAACACGTGGTATGATTTGCCATGTGCGACTGTCAAAATATTGGTAGGTGATGGATTATGGCATACGGAAATATACAGGGCGTGCAGGACATGCTTGTGGATTATGGAGACATGATCACAGAGTCGCTTATCACGACCGATATGATCAACAGGTTTTTGACAAAGGCGTCCAACGCGATAGACGGACGGATATCATCTATTGTCACGACTCCGCTTACAACAGTACCCGGAGAGATAGACGATATTGCAAATGAGCTTGCGGTTTGCGAGGTATTGAAGCGGTTATCAATACAGAAGGCACCAAATAAAACAGATTGGGTTGTGCGCTTTTGTGATGGGCCGCTGGAGCGCATAGACGATATCATAGAAAACAACCCGGGGTTGCTTGATGCGGACACCACAACAGAACCGCTGATGCTGTCAAACAGGAAAGACGAGGACAGGGAGTTTACCATAACGCGCAAAACCGACGGCGTAACAATCGGTGACGAGGGTACCATGGAGGACTGGTAATAAATGCTTGAGATATCAATCAGCGTTGACGATAAATCCGCAATCAAGTCCATTGACATGCTGCGCGACAGGATAAAAAAACAAATGCCGCGCAACCTTGATGATATTGGCCGCTACATGATTGGCAGTATTGACAAAAACTTTAAAGCTGGTGGCCAACCAACGCGATGGGCGCCGTTGAAGGCGTCAACAATTGCACGGCGCAGGGGCGGCTCATCAAGGCCGTTGATGGATACCGGTACGCTGAAAAACTCAATAGGATGGCGTGTCACAGGAAACGCTGTTTCGATTGCCCCGAGCGTTGCATACGGCAAATATCACCAGACAGGAACACGCAACATGGTGGCAAGACCGTTCATCATGATTCAGGATGAGGATGTCCCACGAATCGTAAAAATACTAATGCACAACGTGGTGAAATAAATGAGAGACACGATTGACAAAATCTTCAACGAAATATACGCCGTGAAGGATACGACATTCTCGCAGGTTAAACAGTTTACAAAGGGCGGCTGGGAGACCACGCGACTGATGTTTCCATTTATTAATATCGGCCGCGTTGAGGATGTTGTAACATCACAAACAATTGGCAGGCTTGGAAACGACGAGTCTGTTTTTACTGTGTATATCGAGTTTGGAACAAAGCACTTAGTCCCGGAGATTGCGTATTTCGGGGATGCGACAACAAAGGGACTATTGCATATCGCAGATGATCTGCGACACTTCTGCCGGGGGCGCATGTTTGACGGCGCGTTTACCAGACCGGCAGCGGTACGGCGCGTGCGGACCGACGTAATCAACGATGATGCTGATTGGATATTCGTCGGCGAGTTATTGCTGGAAGGCCGCAGAAAAGAGAAACGGCTACAGCCGTAAGCCATGCGCACGCGCGCACACACACTTTCGGGACACCGTTTTTTTCAATCCCCCATCGGGGAGGTGAAATAATATGTCAGTAGCAATGGCAGGACATATGGGGCTTAAGCAGGAAACGAGCTTCGGCACAGAGGCAACTGTTGATGTGTTTGGCGAGATTTCAAACCTTGACCTTTCCAGCGACAACGCATTGCACATACCGAGATTAATCGGCGGCATCCGTGGCAACAAGCGGATCCTACCGGCCAGTTTAACCGCATCCGGGAGTTTCAACTATTTGCTGTTTCCCGAGGACCTGACCGGCTGGATTTTCAAGGGCATCTTCGGACAGGTGACCACAACCGATTTGGGCGGCGGTGCATATCAGCACGTATTCACTCCGATTGATAGCGGGTCGCTTCCATCATTCACAATTCAGAAGGATTCAGAGGCCGGGGTATTCAACTATCTCGGTTGCGTGTTCGACGGGTTCACAATGGGAATAACACCGGATGAAATCATGGAGATGAGCGTTAACCTGCAGGCGCAGACGGTCAAAGAAGGGGCAATCCAGACGCCGAGCTATACAACCCTGGACCCGTTCTTACCATTCCATGCGAGCGTAACGCTGAACAGTGTCGCCAATACGAGCTTTGAAAACCTTGAGATCAACATTACCAACGCGCTCGAACCGGTTATGACGCTGAACAACCAGCGGTATGTCGGCAAGATTGTCGCGCACCAGTTCGACTGCAGCGGCACATTTAGTCTTGAGTTCGACGACATGGATATCATGCGCCTTATTTGGGGGCATGCGGCAGCGACCGCTCCGCGCGACTATGTTAACGTTGTGGACTTGACCTACAACATTGTGATGTCGGATGCGTATGACGCGACGTATGGCAAGATCGGCTCATCGAGTTACAATTATCGGTGTCAGTTCGATTTCCACGAAATCGTGTTGCGTGGTGGCGAACCGAACCTTACCGGCGCGGATGACCGCATCATGCAGGATGTTGATTTCGTAACAAAGTATTCGACCACAAACTCTGCAATGATGACGGTCACGCTGGTTAACGGCCAGAGCGGGTATCCTGACCCGTAACAACAACAGGTGTGGTGGTATGGGATACATATCAAAAAGATCCAAGAGACCCGGAGAGCAGCGCTCACTTGAGCAGATATTCGGACAGGAGTCTTTTCGTGACTCGCTTGGCCACGAATGGTTTGTGAAATCATTCCAGCTTGGCGAGCAAATAAAGTTCCGCAACATCCTCGCGGAGTTCTTTCAGGGACCGGAGGAACCTACAAGGCAGATAGCCTTTTTACAGTCGGTGCTTTATAACCCAACTCCGACACTATTACAGCGGCTCAAGGGCTCTCTTGGATTGCCGCACTACAGCCGGAAATACCTGTGGCGTGTTGTGCGAGTTAAAGATTTTGAAGGCTTTCTCAACGCGGTCATAGTTGCAAACTACGATATGCCGCTCGATGAGTTTGTCGAGAAGGTGCGGAAGGAAGCAGAGCGTAGCGGCCAAAAAAAAAACAATATGATGCTGGAGTAGATTTTAGCGGCATGTTCGGCTCACTTATTGAGGGGTTGCAGTGGACCCCCGAACAGATATCAAAGCTTACAATCAAGCAGATAATAATCTATTCTGAGTATCTGAGCAAAAAAAGCAAAGAAGCTAAACGGAGACAACGACTTGAGGAACTTCGGTCTGGCAGGAACGCGGGGATACCCGGGAGGCGGCTGATGTAAATGACTGACAAAGATGTAACGATTATTATACGCGCAAAAGACGCCGCTGGCAATGTGCTTAAGGGCGTCAGTAGCAAATTCAAAAAGGCCGGAACAGACGCGAGAACGGCAGGAAACCAAATAAAGGCATCGATGGCTGGTGCGAAAGCCGCCACAGACAAGATGGCCGCATCAAGCCAAAAATTGGCCACAAGTTCCGGCAACCTGAAAAGCAAATTTTCCTCGATGGCCGCAGGAATAACGGCGCTGTCAACAGGATATCTCGCACTAACAGCAGCCGCATCTGGCGTAATAAATGTTTTCAAAAATTTTATCGGTAGCGCAATTGAGCAGGAGAGCGTGTGGCAACGACTTGCGCTATCGCTACAAACGTTCGGCTATGAGTCTGATTCTGTTGTTGCAAAGGTCCAGGCTATTGGCGCCGAAATGCAGAATGTTGCTGGCATTGGCGATGAGGACGTCGGCGAAACGTTCACGATGTTGCTGAACGCAACAGGCAATCTTGACACAGCATTTGACGCGCTTGATGTTACGCTGTCGGCAATGGAAACAGGGCTGGTTAGAAATAAAACAGCAGTAAAGGCAATTGCAGAGGCGTATGGCGGCAATTCTGCAACGCTTGAAACAATGCTCCCGTTTTTGCGCGAGTATGGCGCCGAGCTTGACAAGCAAGAAAAACAGATGGGGCGAACATTTACAGAGGCTGAACGAGCCGAAAAAATGATTGCCAAAATGAAAGACACAATCGGCGGCCTCGCAAAACAGGGAATGACAACAGAGAAGCAAATAAACAAATTTAAAAACGCAATCGAAGACACAAAAAAATCCATTGTTGATTTGTTAATCCCGTCACTATCCGAAATGGCTGGAGCGTTTGCCGATATTGCAACTGATATTTCAGAGGCGGTAGCATGGCTTGGGAAGCTCAGAGAGAGTGTTTCTGAAAAATTCGAAGTTGTGATAGACATTGTGCGAAAGGGCGCTGGTGGAGAGGGCACTATTGGCGGGTCGCTTGTTGATGCCGGTGTTACAGGAGCAAAAAAAGGTTATGAATATGGGCGCGCGTTTGCTGGTGGTCCGGCTGGCGTTGTATTCAAAGCATACAAAGAGACTAAAAATATATTTGATTTGGCACAGCAAATCAGAAAAGAAGCGGAGAAGCCAACAGGAACAGTTGAAGGTATGTTCGGTGTTAAATCGCCAAAACAGCAGATACAGGAGTGGCGGGAAGCGCAGAGGGTTGCAAAACAGCAGCTTAAAACACAAGAGGATATATCTGTTGAAATAGAAAACCAATTAAAAAACATCGAAAACATAAACCGCCAGAGAGAGTTCGGCGGGCAGAAGAAGCTTTCGCCGCACGCGGAGTTAAACCTGTTAACAAAGACGCTCCAGTATGCAAAAGAGAACGGAGCTGCACAAGAGCAAATCTTTGAGCTTCAAGACAAAATAATTGCCAAGAGGAACGAAGTAAACTCACAAATAAAAGATGGAAACGAAGAGGACTTGCGATACCTTGAGCTAAAGCAGCAGGGAGAGGAACAGCTATTTAATCTGGAGACACAGCATGAAGAGCGGATGCGCTCACTAAAGGCAGAGCGTGCTGCTGCTGAAATGGCCGCCGCAAAACAAATAGCAGACTTGAAAGCCGAGGCTGTAGCTGCAGAGCAGAGAGGCTTTGAGGCCGGCAAAGCAGAGCAGTGGAAAGAAAGCCAGAAGGCCATCGAGCAAATAAAAAGCTCATACTCAGAATACCTGAGAAGCACCGGCGAGCAGAACAACAAATTAAAAGAGAGCAACGCCCTATTGCAGCAAAGTGTTGACACACTTGAGAAAGATAACACGCTTTTGCAGGCTACGTTTGACATTTATTCGGGGCTTGCCAACGCGCAGAACCTTACATTCGAGCAGCGCAAACAGGCAATGGCCGACATACAGAGATTGCAAACACAGATATCAAAAGACGCACAGGAGGCGTTACAGCACATGTCCAGGAGCCACGACCTGGGCGTGCAGATGGACATTGCATACAACGGGCTCGTGGGACACCAGGCACAAGCTGCCGAGCTGCTCGGGAAAATAACAAAACTCGAATATGGGCTTGCGGCCACAACAGAGGAAGAGGTTGCGTTGCGCAGAGCTGTCAACGAGGGCCTTGCACAGTATGCCGAAATGCTCGGTGTCTCAACCACAGAAGCGGAGTCGCTGTTACAAACAATTCGTGGCATATCAAAAGAAGAGTTTGAAATGATGCAGCAGCGGAAGAGGTTTGCCGACCAGGTTGCGGCCATTGAAAAGAAATATGGAAACATTATGATGTTCGGCGGTGATGTGAGCGGCAGGGCAGCAGAGCTTGAGAGGCTATATCGCACACGCGCAGAAGAAACCGGAGATATCTTTTCCTTCCGGCAGGCTGAGTTTTATGCCGGCGTTGCAGAGGCTGAAAAGTCACAGGCCGACGCCGCAAAAGCCGCACAGGATGCAGCAAAGCGATGGCACGATGAGGTCTTTAATGCCACATCAAGTGCATTACAGAAGGGATTTGACGAGGGTCCGCGCGCGGCGGTTGACAGCCTTGCGGACTACCTGAAAAACAAAATCAAAAAGGCCGCAGCGGACGCGCTTGCAGCAGAGATACTTGGCGTTGGCGGGGCCGGGGCTGGAATGGGGGCTGGAATATTCGGCGGCATCTTTGGTGGTGGTGGTGGTGGTGCGCCATCGCGTGCATCTGCAATGGCGGCAGCAATGGGCGGCGTTGGAAACATGAGGGCCGGTGTTGCCGGGGCGGGCAATTTCGGAACAAGCTTCATGGCACCCATGGCCATGGGGGTTTATGGTGGTCAGGCACGGGCGGCAGGAATAGCACAGGGTGGCGGTCTGCTTGGCGGCATTGGTGGCGGGGGTGGAATGCTCGGAGGATTCGGGCCGTATCTCGGGGCGGCCATGCTGTTGTCGGGTCTGTTTAAAAAAGGCAGAGGCGCACCACAATCCGGCGTTGCCGCGCTGCCGCAATTTCAGGGCATTAATCAGATGGGCGGCAGCCTCGATGTGTTGCGTGGCTCTGAGGCGTTTACACGGGCGGCATTCAGCGGGCGTAACGAGGCGGGCAGACTATCAAGCGATTTCGCAAATGCAAGGTTCGGTGAGCCGCGCGTACAGGTTGAGGTTGAGGTCAAGCCGGGCGGCATGTTTGACGCCGAGGTTTCACAGCGTCTTGTTGGACAGATAAGCAGGTCAAATTCTGGCGGCGTGCCAAGGAGGACCGGATTTACCAATGGATAAATTCAAGCACTATCCAGAGCAGGAGATGGGCGATGGCCATGAGCGGATATTTTGTAAAGAGGATTACGCGACTTGCAAACACTGCGGGCGGGTGTTTTGCAAAGCTGACGAGGGGTTTGCTGTCATGGGCGATAACTACTATTGCATGTTTAACGGATGCGATGAGCAGGTGAGGCACAATGGCTGAATGGGCTTTTTATGTCAGGGTGGTCGGCGAGGTTGCGACAGATAGCGGCGACCAACTAACGTTTAATCTTACGGGCAAAGATGCGCAGGCGTCGCCGGCTCCGGTTGTGTATATCGACGGGGTTGAACAGACCACCGGATACACGTTTAACAACGGCGACCAGAGTACCAATTGCTCAATAACGTTTACGAGTACGCAGACCGGAGAAATAAAAGCAAATTACAGATGGAAATATGAGTGTGCTGACGGGGCGGAAGATGCGAGCATTTACGAGATTGCAAAAGAGGTAAACGTTATGAGGTCAAAAGACGCCAACGGCCGCACGCTGATATCAAAGTCCTACGAAATTGTTGGCAACTGGATTGGTATTGTGCGGTGGGAATATGCGACCATGGCCTTCTTCAACATGTGGAGGACGATAGTTGAAAGCGGATATGCTTTTGACCTTGAGCGCACCAGTGACGGCGACGAGCCGAGGACAATTTCAAACTTGATGGCGCTGGACTATCCACGGTTTGTTGAATTGCCGGATGTGCCGGATAAAATTGATGTGGGGATTGAGTTTGTAGCGTTATGAGTGACATAAGCCTGACACAGGAAAACATAAGCCAGATAAATGACACCGCGCGGCAGACAGCGTGGCGATTTAAGATTCTCAAAGCGCGTGGAAAATACGTTGCCAAAGACAATCCGACAATAACCAAAATTAAAAAGGGCGGCGGAACAGGATACAAATACTCAACCAGCACAGCAGACTATCTACAGATTATACAGGATGTGTATAAATCCAGAAACAGGACAATCATATTGCATAACGTTGCGGTGTCTCATGTGACAGAAAAGGTAGTCACAATGATTGACCACAATACCGGGCTGATTTATGAGGCGAACAGGAATAACGCTGACGGGTGGCCAACAACATATTCATCGCAGCCCGACCACATGCTGTTTGACCAGGAGAGCAACTATCTTTATGTGAGCGTGCCGGGTGACGGAAGTGACACGCCGTGTATCCTCAAAATTGATATGAATGTGTACGGCGACGAGCTAAACAACTGTTGTTTCCTCGACACATCAACCGACTTTTTGAAGACCACGGTGCTGACAACCACGGTTAAGCAGACAAAATACTGGGGCAGGATGTGCCTGCTGGCCGTGCGCAATAATCGGTTGTGGGTTTATTATGATTACAACCAGGCCGATTTCGGCACAGCAACCGGCAAGCCGTGCTTTTTTGGTTACTATGACCTTACAAGCAACAACCTTGACATACTATGGTCGTGGGGCGTTGCACAGACAGGCATTAATCTGGAAGAAAAAGTAAAGACGCCAGCGCGACCAGTTCCGGGAGACTATTCAACCGGATATGGCAAACCACAGGCGTGGTATTACAACGAGGATAACGGCCATGTGACAATGGCGTTCAGCCCGCTACACCCAGAATACGGGCATGAGGCATTGATTGCAGAGTTCAGCCTTGATGAAGAGCGTGACAACACAGACCTATCATTCTATCAATACTCTGTTACCATGTCAAAAACACCAACAGAGGTTAAACCGGGTGATTTCAGGTGGCTCGTTTGCGATCTTGCGAATGTGAGCATTAGCGGGGCAGGAAATCTCGATATGAAAAACGGAGGCTATTTTGAGGTCATTGCAGAGTTTGACCGGAACAATGGGGCAACACTATATGTGCAAACATCTAAGGCGATGACAAAAATGGGATATGGCACACGTGTCGGGTGGGAAGGAATCTCGACGTGCGTTATGCAGCTAGATCCGCAAGACGATGTGATCTGGTTTCGGCTTGGCCATATAGATGTTCCGGGCAACCATGTAAGCGCATTCACAGGAGACACAGTTAACGTTACAATCAAGGTGCGGCCATATCCCAACGGTCTTATAGCTGTACGCTCTGTGCTTGACCCTGACCCGCTGAAACAAACCGCAGACACGAACATCCCGGAGAGCGAGCTTACCTATTGCTCGTCGCTTGCAAAAAAAGTATACGATGAAAAGGACTTGGGCGACACAGAATACACAGTGATAACCGATATCGTCAAATGCAGGAACTTCTACTATGCGGCAGTCGAGGACGAGGGCGGCAATCCGCTCGGACTGTGGAGAATCAGAGACGACGGCAAAGAGATCGTGCGGTATACAGAGGCCACATCTGATTTGCACAGCGATTATGTCCGGGCATTGTGGGCCATAAATGGAGAGTCGTTTATACTGCTGTCCGGCAAAGGCGCTGCGCCGTCACCACCTGGCGGCAAAATACAATACTACAACGGGGAAACGCTTGAGTTCGGCTGGGGTGGCGATAGCGTATCGTTTGACCCGGCCACATCTTCGCCGCCGCTTGATTTAGCTTTTGGTGGCGACATTACTGTCTGCTGCACACAAAATGAAATCCAGATGTTTCAACCAGAATCAACAGAGAACGAGCACGTGCGAAGCCCGAAAATCTGGTGGGACGGAACAAGTGCAGATGTTATACTGTACAACAATTCTGTCTCACAGAGTCTTGATGGCATGGGGCGCAATGCTGGGTTTGAGGCGGTCTCATTCACGCATTCAAAGGGCGAGGCGTCCTATCAATTGACATTCGCCGTAACAGACCGAGACTATCTGCCGTGGAGAGAAACGAAATTCAACGAGAACAGCGGGGCGCCGGGGACGTATAACGGAACGCTTGAGGATGGCACGCGCATACTTGTTGAGCGTGGAATACTCGACACGAGCGGGAGCATGCTGTGGTATCCGGAGTGTCAGGTATTTGTTGTGTCAACGCCTATTGACGCGACAGAGGGCGTAGTCACAATGAACGTGACTGCCAAGGGGATAATCGCCACGTTCTTATCACGCGCAATCTACGAATACACGCACAGGCCGGATGAACAGATCGTTACAGGCGGCACGCTCACATCAGATGATGGCGGGTTGACGTGGCACTATGAAACCGGTGGAACACAGATATACGACTGGGCGACCACCCCGGAGCCCATAGTTTACGTTGACGGCACTGTGGCCACAGCATACACGCTCAACACCGCCGCAGGCACAGTAACATTTTACGACATAATAACAGGCACGGTAACCGCAGACTTTACATACTATGTGCCGGGGACAAACGACGCAGAGGATATTATCTGGTGTATTCTCAAACACGCAAACGAGCTTGGCGGGGCGGGGCTTGACGACACGTGTTTCACCCGCAACATCCTCGGAGAGACATTAACAACGAGTGACAACCTGACATATTCATTCAGCAAAAACAACATTAGAACTGGAGACCACTATAACGCCATATACCGCAATGGCACACCTGTATATTACTGGTCGGGCGGTATTGAGTGGAACCTACTGGGAATAACATGGGATGAGAAAAACGGCACGGTGACATTCCCGTCAAGCCAGGCCGGGTATACAATCACCGGAAATTGTACATACTACACAATACAGAAAACAGGCGTGACCCTCCGCGAAATAGAGTTCAGTCCGCGCACACACCCAACGGCATACGACTGTATAAACGAGGTTTGCAGGCGCGTCGCACCCAACTATATTCTGCACGAGGATCCGGACGGCAAAATTGTCTGTGATTACTACACACAAAAACCAGCTGGTAGTGAGGACTACGTAATAACCGACGATGATATAATTATCAGCAGCGCATCACAGGACCCAATACATTACGACCTTGCATCGTATGTCCGCAGCTACGGCCGTGCTCCGCTATCAGAGTTGCCGAATTTATGCTATGCGAAAACGGTTACAAACCTGTGGGCCTATGCGTGGCACGCGGGTACTGACTTCCAGACAATTGTTGACGGCAATCCCGCAACACAGGCAACAGGTGGATACGGCAGGTGGAGCGAAGGGACATACACCGTGCAGGCCGCGCTTGAGGCCGCCGGTGAAGATGGTTTACCATTAATATCAATTGACCTTGAGGCAGAATACTTTGTGGAGACCATCATATTGGCACGTGGTTCGCAGGCTGCAAACGAGGGCGACCGTGGGGCTGTCTGTATCTATTCGGTGTGGATATCAAGCGACGGGCTTAACTGGACACGGCTTATAAACCAATTCCACATACCACCGGGACAGAACGTAGAGTTTAAAGCCGGTACCAATTACGACAAGGGCATCAAGTTTCAGTATATCAAAATCCATCTTCACAGCCTCGGGCTATACGACCACAAAGGAAACACGGATTCTCAATTTGGGATATCCGAGGTCCAGTGCTACGAGTCTGAATTTATTTACGGGGAAGCAAAGCTTCAAGACGACAATCCAAACGATGAAAACTTTGACGAGTGGGGACTGATTAAACGCTACGATGGATACCTTGTACACGTTGCGCGGAATGGTCAGCCTGACGAGGCGCTATACACACAGGCAAAAGTGGACGACGACGCACAGCACGTACTTGACGAAATGAAGCGGCTTATGTCACAGTGTCAAATAGTGAGTCCATATTTGCCCGGCATTCCGATATTCAAGACCGTCAAGGTGATTAATGGCGCGATGGAAAGGACGGTAACATTTTTCATCGAGGGCAAAACCATAACGCCAGAGGGCGACACATTTACTGGGACTGATTACCCATGAGCAAGCAGAACCCCATAAACGTAAAGCGAATACCGCGCGCCGTTGAGGTTCAGGCGGCGAAGGCGGCGCATACAGATATTGACCCGAGTATCCGCATGGCCATATCCTCTGTGCAGCGGCAAGTGTCCGCATTGCAGTCGTATATTAACGACATGCTTCAAGCTCATGCAATGTCGCCTAACACAGAGGGATACTCAACGGTAAACACAACAACATCCAAGCTCACAAACAAGTCCGGGGCAGCGCGCAACAACGGCGAGGTCGTAGTAAAATACACGTCCTCAGATTCGGCGTTCACAACCACAACCACACTCGGGGATATAGACGTGCTCGGGGTCGTTTATCAGGATAGTCCGGACGGGGTTAGCGATGCCATTGCAGTTGACGCCGACGGGTTAATCTGCACATCAGGGCTTGCCAATATCAAGGTAGACGGGGATGCAGCAGCGATTACACAGGGCGACTACCTGAGGACATATACCACTGCTGGCGTGGCGGCAAAGGCAGACTATCTGACAGATGATGGCGTGTTCGCGGTTGCGCTTGAGGACAAGGTGTCGGGGGTCGGAAACATATATGCGATTATACTTGGGCGACCGTCACATCAACTATTTGTGCAGGAGACGTTGACGGCAGATGATGCGAGCACTGTTACACTATCCCGCACACCACAGAGCGACCCGAGCGGTGTCGGCGCATGCGTAATGGTCTATGATATTGCCGCGGGGGAATACACGTATCCGGCAGGATTGCAGTCGTCATTTGCCGGGCATAAGCGGGCGACCATTACGGCAGCCGGGGCGGTGGTTACAAACAGCCTCGGCGACTGGGGGACCGGGGCCGACAATCTCATAGCCATATATGTTCCAAACGACCGAGAGCACACAATGGATACACGCGCTGTATTCGCCGCGCATATTTTACAGACAGGATTCAGCGGGCAGGGTGCGCCGTCAGACACGTTCACAAGCTTTCTCACACAGACAAAGACGATTGAAGGCGCGATAAACGCATTACAAGGCCAGCTTACCGCGCAGAATGAACCGAATGGATTTGTTGACAAAGACGACTCAACCATATCATTCGACAATGCCACAAGAAAATTTACTATCAACCCGGTTGCCTCTGACTTTGAAATATATCAGACAGGAACACTAACAATCGTAAGCACGAGTGATGTTGTCGGCTCAAACTATACCATTATCGGCACGGGCGTGGTCGGTGATGAGGGTCTGTGGGCAATCTATTATGACGGCGGCATCCTTGCGAGTATCCAAAATCCGACAACAGACCAGGTTGACGACATAATACTTAACAAAGTTTTTGTTGCCTACGTATACTGGGACGCAACAAACAACCTGTCACAGATATACGACGAACGGCACGGCACAATAATGGACGGCAAGACGCATCAATACCTGCACAACATTGTGGGACTTGCTTATTCGAGCGGGCTGGCAATTGGTGACGTGGTGGCCGATGGCAATGGAAACGATAACGCGTCCGCTCAATTCTCCGTTGGCTCCGGGGTGTGCTTCGACGAGGACCTGATAATCAACCTGAACGCAATCGCCAAAACAACCGGGTTAGAGATATGGTATATCGACGGCTCTGACTGGCGATGGACAACCAATGCGGGATATAGTGTTTGGGATGGCGGTCTTGGGGGGCGTCTGGCGTGGAATGACAGCGGAACACAAACGGAAGTAGGGAATGCCAATTTTGTTTTATGTCACGTGTTCGCGACAAACCTTACATCAGGAGACGTAATTGCTATCCAGGGGCAGGCCGAATACAGCACAATCTCGCAGGCGCGAGACGGCGCGGAAATAGAGATATCCAACCTTGTGTTGGCCGGGCTGCCTATGCCAGAGATGAAACCGATAGCATCAATAATCTACCAGACGAGCAGCGCGTACAGCAACGCCGTAAAGGCCCGGATACGCACGACCAACGACAGTGACGACTATGTTGACTGGCGAACAAACCCGCTGTCACAGAGCTACACAGCGCAGGACCATGGGGCGCTGGCCGGATTACAGGATAATGACCACCCGCAATACTTGTTGAGAAAAGACTATTCAACTATAATGTTGATGATGGGGGCGTGAAAAATGGCAGAGACAAAAAAAGTACTCGGGCAGCTTGATGCGGCGGCCACAACTGACGAGACACTATACACTGTGCCCGCAAGCACGGAGACCGTAGTCAGCACAATAATTGTCTGTAACAGGGGCAGCGCAGATACCACGTTCCGGCTATTGATTGCAGTGGCCGGGGCCGCAACAGATAACAAGCAGTATATCTATTATGACACATCAATACCTGGCAATGAATCGTTCGCCGCTACGCTCGGTATAACGCTGTCTGCGACCGACGAGATACACACGTATGCCGGCAATGGCAACCTGTCATTTAACGCGTTCGGCGTGGAGGTGACCTGATATGTCGCAGGGTCTGGCAGTTAACAAACGTCGCGTCATAGCGGAAAAGCCGCCGACGGATGCGAGCAAAAACAACGGCTCATTTGCCTACACGTGGACTGACGGCGAACTCACACAGATTGATTGGACAATCGGAGCCATGACATACACGCGGACAATCACGTGGACCGACGGCGAAATAACAGCAATCTCGGCGTGGAGTTGATTAGCAGTGGCAAACTCATACAGCGCACCAGATTTCGACATAGACACAGACGTTGACGAGGCCGGGCTTGTAACGCTCAAGGGCGGGGCTCTCGCCAGCACTGATAATATCTATGTGTACAATTCTGCCCGGGTCACACTGGACACGGCATCATCAATCGACCTGAACAAAATATATCTCGGAGATAACAGCGCTGGTACGGCAGCAACCAAAATAGGATACTGCACAATCACCAAAGCGGGATATACAATCACACTCCACCAGCTAACCAACTACAAAGGGCTTGAGGGTGAGGGCTCCAGCAGCTACACGATAACCGGCACGAGCGGATCCCCGGTGACAATCAAATCAAACACCGCCAATGTGTGCGGAGATTACGACCTGAGAAGCCAGACGTGCGACTATGATTATGTCACGTTCGAGAACTTTATCTGTGTGGCGTGCAACAACACCACCCGCAAATACAACGGTGTGATTGCCAAGGGATCTACCAGCACATACTCATGGATATTCTATGCCATGCCGGACGTCACGCAATTCACAGATAACGGCGTGGAGGATTTAGGGTCTGCGACAAGGCGCATATACGTGGTCAATGCTGAATCGGTCGCGGACATGAATGCCCTGCTGGAGAATTTCAAGGTGGTGCGTAGCGCAGCATCCGCCGGCGGGATGATGTGGTACATCCCGGAGCCGACCGGCACATACTACACGCAATTAAAGCGCCGCTCATACTCGTGGGACGGGACAGATATCCTTGACCGGATAGACAAGATATCACAGCTTACATTTACTCTTTTGACGGGGTGACAACAATGCCAGTTTACAAAGTTGGAATAGCATACAGGGATTACGACGATGGCGGGGTTATACTGCCCAACTATCCATGCCCGGATGTGCCGGACGGCGTGGAATATAAAATAATCCGTGGGCTACGCGGGGACGGCGACAAGGCAAGCTACATCATAGAGACCGGGGTAAAACTTGAAACATCCGTGCGTGTTGTCAGTGAAGACGACCCCGTAGTTACAACCCGGAAAGCGTGGGAGACGAAACACCCGGAGTATGCGCGGAGGTTAAAGCGGCGAGTCGGGAACAAGGACGAGGTTATACAACGTATAAAAAGGTGAGCTGATGTGAAATAATTAATGTGTGTGGTGATGATAATGGATATTCGAGTACTTGACCCGACACCCAGGAAACCATTCCGCAAAGCCATGGTGGGCGTTTTTTCGGTTGCCGCAATAGCAATGCTTGGATGGGTTGCATTAATGGCCGCAGACGCAATGAACGACCGCCAGAAACACCGCGTGGTTGTGATAATCAAAAAAATTTTTGACCGGCTAACCGGGTGGGATCACCACCCCGGCGACGGCCCTGATATAATCCCGGGGGCGTAAACGATATGGACGATAAAGAATTGCTAATCCGCATCGACGAAAATATCAAGCACATCAAGAAAGAAATTGATGCGTTTCGCGCAGACCTGAGAGGCCATGACGCACGCATCAACACGCTTGAGGAAGCCGTATCAGAGACGGGCGGCAAAATCAAATTGCTGGTTGTGATTTTCGGTCTTGTGGGCGGGATAGCAGGGTTCGTAACAAATGCTATACTGCAAAAAATAATTTAAGGCGGTGTCTACATGAGCTGGGTATCGAAGAATTTTCGCAAGGCAAAAAAGTGGATTGCAAAAAACGAGATTGACGACGAGGTTAAGGCCGCAATCCACAAGGCGCGTGAAACACTGCGCGCAGAAATCAGGGAGAATGTTGACCTGAACGCAATCGAAACAAAGGCAGTCCGGTGGATTTCTCGGATGCTGCTGGAGGCCGGTTTTGATGTGCCGACATCTGTGATAAAAAACATTGTTAGCGCACTGATAGCAGAGGTAAAATCAGCGTTGCTAAAAAGAATCTAATGGGGTGTGAAGAAATATGGTTGACCAGATAATTGAAATGCTTTATTCTCCGCTGGGGTGGGGCCTCGGAGTATTGTGCGTTGCCGGCGCTGCTGCTATTGTTAAGCAGTATAAACTCACGGTAAACGATTTCAGTGAGTTGAAATCCAACATTGAATATTTTATGGACGGCGCGATAAGTCTCACAGAGGCAGCAGACAGGATTTCCTCCAACACCCGCAAGACATTTGATGAGGCCCTATCTCTGGTGGACGACATAGCAGACGCTCGCAAGCTTGGGGTTGTGCGCAAGGCAAAGGTCGCCGCAGCAAAAGCGGGTATAAAAATATTTGGCAGGTGAGTTGACATTCGGCAAATGCGACCATATAATATCAACCGTGAACAACATCATATCGCCCGCCTCAACAACAATAGAATATAATGGGCGGCAAAATGAGCGACATAACACACAGCGAAAACAAATACACTTCAATCTGGATTAACAATAGCACGGTATTTGAGATTGCCAATGTGCGCTGTAAAGCAATTGGCTGTTCGAGCGTGTGGCAGGTTGTCAGAGACCTATTGTCAGAGATAGCAATAGCCGCGCACAAGGTGAAAAAAATGCGGCTCAAATACAAAGACGTGCGGTTTAAAATATCAATAGAAAAGAGGGACGGCGAATGACATTTTTTGTACATATGCTTGGACGGCCGGCGGCATGGTGGGAGTGGCTGATTGCCGCCATGCTTGACCTAATTGTTGTTGTCCGGTATCTGAAAGTGGGCGCGGCACTCAGCGCATACAACAAACTGTGCAATGATGTCCACGCGGCAGAGGTTATATCACGTGCCTCTTACCTGAACCTGATTGATGAGTTCGGCTGGGGACAAAAAGATAAGTCTGATGGGAAGGAGTAGTCAAATATGGGCGGCCCAAACGATGATCAGGTACGCAGGTATAACATAATCAAAGAGTGGTTGTTGGCCAACCCAACAGGGACAAAAACAGAGTGCAGCGAGGAGACCGGCATCCCGGAGACATCGGTGCGCAGATACATTAAGCTGATTGAGCAGGGAGAGGAGCCTGAAACGGCAGATGCCCCGAGCGATGGCGACAGAAAAAAAACCGCACAGATGCGCCGTGAACTTGAGCGGAAAGAGCTGCGAAAGCTGCGCAACAAAAAAACATTTTTCGAAATCGTCGCGGAGGATATCATCTCTGCAATCACCGCACTGCCACCACCGCCAAAACCAAAGCGGCAACACCTGAAATTGAACACGCGCCAGGCCCCGGAAGAAATCGCAACAATGATAAGCGATTGCCAGATTGGGCAGCTTGTTGATGTTGGGGAGTCGGGCGGGCTCGGTGGCTATAGCACAGATATCTTCCTTGAGCGCCTTGAGTTTTTCAAGGCGTCGCAGAAAAAAATATTTGAAATCCATACATCAAACACCCCGTGCCCGGCACACAACCTGTTCTTCCTTGGGGATATTGTTGATGGCACAACGATATTCAAAGGGCAGCAGAGGCAGACGGATATCCATACCGTCAAACAGGTTATAGTTGCGGTCAAATCGCTTGCCGAATACATATCGTGGCTGGCCGGATTATACCCGTGGCAGATTAATGTATACGGTGTGATAGGAAATCACGGGCGTGTGGGAGATCGTGGAGTCGAGAGCCCGCTAAACAACTTCGATTATCTGATATATTGGATGCTCGACAAATGGCTTGAGGGCCACGATAATGTTAGCGTCTACCCGTCCGAATCGTGGTATCAAATCGTTGAGCGCATGGGCTGGGCGTTTCTGCTCGTGCATGGTGATGATACGCGCTCATGGGCCGGGATTCCGTTCTATGGGCTACTGCGTAGTGCGGCAAACTATAGGAGGATGTTCGTCGACGCCAATCAGGGTTACAACTATCTGCTCTGCGGACACCACCATCGGGAGGCCGAAATCGAGGACCATATAATTATGAATAGTAACTGGGTCGGTGGCAGCGAATTGTCAATGAAACGGATGCAGGCAGCAGGCGCACCCACACAAACCATGTTTGGCATCCACCCGGATTTCGGGATCACGTGGAAGAGGAATATCAAACTAATACCACCGCAAAAGCGCAGGGCAAAGCGGATTAAAGTATACAGAGACTAACCCCACACAACCAAACCAACCTTTTATGCCGCCTTTTATGGCGGTTTTTTTATTTTTATTTTTAAAATAATTAAAAACGCCTTGTTTTATGGGCATAATTATTTTTGAAAAAGGTTGACAGATATCATGCTGGGGCTTATAATATAGATATAAGGAAAAAAAGAAAGGGGCAAAAAAAATGAAAATCAAAACCCGCACGAGGAAACGGCAAAGCCCGGTCAGCGAGACGGTATATATCACCGCCGTCGCAAGCCTGACAGTGCCGGGCTATACTAACGGTGCTGGCCATAGCATCAAGCCCCACACGTACAGGTGTGAGGTTGAGGGCAGGGCGTCATGCCACTATCTGCCTGGCTATGGATACCGTGGGCATGAGGTTGTCGCCCACGAGGGCATGACCCTCGACGACGCCGTCCGTGCGCTGCGCAAGATTGTGCGCGCTCAGGCAGAGATTGACCTGCTTGAAGGCGCTTTGTGCTGTGACAATGAGGACAGAGTTGATGCCCTGCAGGATGAAATAGAGGCCCTGTACGAGGGCTGCAAGTACACCGCGTAAGTCCCCATGGGACACCGGGGGCAGCGGGTGGAGGAGACAATGGATAAGATAACGCCTGAGGCACTCGAAGACTTCTGCCGGGAGAACGGGTGCAGTTACGCTCACGTCGAGAAGTTGACCGACAAAGAAGTTCGGATCAACTACAAACTTCACAAGCCAATAAATTCCGGCAACAACGAGCGCGCCCTATTCGGGGCGCTCACTGACTTGCTCCCGTCTGACACTGGTATTCACCTTGCAGAAGTCAATCCTGCAGAGAGCGAAATTGACAGGTTGGCGAACTTTATCTTGGAGAACATGCCAGAACAGATCGGCAAAGGCAACCCTCAGGGAGGGGAAAGCGCTGTTGATGTGGCAATTCGACTTCTCAGAATCCGGGAGGAGAAACCATGAAACACGGTGGGAAACGAACAGGCGCCGGGCGAAAGATGCTCGGAGACCAGGCGTTGACAGAGCGGCTAATGGTCAGGCTGTCAACGCAGACCCTATTACTGCTCAAGCTCCGCGCAAAAAAGTGCGGTGTGGCCCCGAGCACGGCGGCACGCGACATTATAGCTGCGGAGCTTGACGGGACACAGACGCCTAAAAATTTTTAAAAAATTTTTTAAAAACATCTTGACGCGCTGAAAGGCGCACCCTATACTATCCACCATGAACACCGGAACGAACACCCAAGAACATACCCAATTTCGTTTAAATAGGATTGCTGCGAACGTCACACAGGGCGAAGTCGCACGCAAGATAGGCGTCAGCAACGCGGCATTAAGCCAATGGGAGGTTCACGGTGTGCCATTGCCGGACGCCGCATACAAAGAGCTGAGAAAACTTGCAAAAGCATGTGGGCGGGCGATATGATGTTGTTCATGATTGCTCCTCCTCCTACATTTTCCAACCCCCGGGGCGGCAGTAATACCCTAGAGGCTGCCCCGGGCTCTTTTTTGAAAGGAGAAAAACCTTGAACACAGAAATCATTTATGTGGGTATTTTAATCTGCATGGCGGCAATTGCCATAATCGCACTGACCGTTGCACAGGTCCACTACATGCGCATGCTGGACCTTGAGGAAGATTGCTGGAGGGAAGAGGCAGAAAATGACTGATAGCTATCGACCGGCGGGGCAGAAAATCGACCACGAGGAGCGGCGCAAATCAATAGGCGGCTCTGAGATTGCGTCAATTTTCGGGCTCAACAAATTCCAATCAGCGAACCAACTATGGGAATTGAAGGTCGGCCTTGCAGAACCATTTGAAGGCAACGAGCTGACCCGGGCCGGTCTGTTTATCGAGCCCGCCATTATTGAAATGTACAAGGATTCTACAGGCTATCGCGTTGAAAGCTCCGGCGTCGCACGGCATAAACTATATCCATGGGCAACATGTTCGCCCGACGGGATTGTGTTTGCTGGCGACAAAAAAGCCCTCGGGCTTGAGGCAAAGAACGTGTCTGCGTATATGTCGCACGAATGGGGTGAGCCGCCGCACGGCAAGGTGCCTGACGCATATTTGTTACAATGTCACTGGTGTATGATGATAACGGAAATGGACCTGTGGCATTTGGCATGTCTGATAAACGGAAATGATTTTCGTGTTTACCACATTCCACGAGACACAACAATAGAGGCCACAATGTTGGCGCGTGCGCGCACGTTCTGGTTTGAGCACGTGATACGCGGAATCCCACCCGAGGAGCACGCGCCGGACAAGGTCGTTGACAGGTATCTACAGCGGAAATACGGCAAGCACGACGACGACATAATAGCCGGTGGCGAAGAGGTTGAAACAATCGTGGAGAATTATCGGGTTGCGAAAAAGAAACACGAGGAATATCAGCTTGAAATGCAGGTGTCTGTCAACATGCTCAAGGACCTAATAGGCTCACACAAAGGAATCCAGGGCGACACATTCAGGGCCACATGGACAGAGAATAAAAACGGGACACGCGTGTTCCGTCTGAAAGATTTTATAGATTAAAGGAGGCTTACAATGCCAACAGGTAACAACAAACTTGCACTAATTAGGAGTCACCTAAAAGAAAAAAAGACTGCCATAATGCGGCTGCTGCCGGAGCATATCTCAGAAAAGAAATTCGTTTTCATCGTTGACAACGCGCTCGTCCAGACTCCTAGTCTGCAAAACTGCACGCCGGAATCAATAGTGCGCTGTGTGATTCAGGCTGCGCGGCTCGGGCTGGAGCTAAACGGCCCGACAAAAGAGTGCTACATGATTCCATTCAAAAGCGTGGCCACGCTCGTGATGGGCTATGATGGGCTGCTCAAGCTTGCATATAACGCCGGGACGCTTGAGCGCATCGATGTAATACCAGTCCACAAAGACGACCATTTCCGCGTGGTGCGCGGTACCGACAACCCCAGAATCGAGCATGAAGAGGTCTGGAAAAACGGACACGATATCAGCAATGTTGACAACATCGTGGCCTATTACGCCGTGCTCACGATGAAAAATGGTGACACAACATTTTTTACAATGTCACCGGGCGAGGTCCAGAAGGTGAAGAACGCATCGCCGTCGGCACGGGCCAAAGAATCGCCATGGCAACAGTGGCCGGAAAAGATGGCGCTCAAGACGGTCCTGAAAAACGCGCTGCGGTTCGTCCCAAAGAGCCCAGACCTGCAGACCGCAATCACAATTGACAGCGTTGGAGAGAGCGGCGGACTCACAACAAAAATACAGGTGGGTGACGACGACGTTATTGAGGGTGAATACAAGGATATCACACACGAGATTGCACAGACCGCGCAGGCGCAGAACGAGCGGCTAAAGCAGAAGATAGGTGCCGATGCCCCGCCGGCAAAAAAGCAAAAGCCAAAAGCCGAAACACCACCGGACCCTGAACCGCCGGCAGATATCGTTGGTGGCGACGACGGGTTCGACCTTGAAAATCCGACGGCCCCAAAGACCCCGGAGAAATTCGCGGACATGGACAGGCATGAGCTTGAGATGGCGATATCAGAGCAGGCCGCAAAGGTCGGAGACGCTGAATACAAGAAGTGCATCAAGGCCGTGGGCGCATCCAGCATAGACGCGCTCGACGACGACGGACTTGCTATCCTGCTCGGACGACTGGTTGACTGCAAGAAATAAACAGGAAGGGTTCACACCGGAAATGGCCACAACACAGGCGAACGATGACGTTGAGGAATTTGGGATACACATCATCAGCGGCGAGATTAACAGCCAGGTTGCAAAGGACGCCGTTGAATCAATGGTCAAAATCGAAAACAGCAAAACAGCAGACCACATCCTTCTGGTCGTCAACTCAGAAGGCGGCGACATGTGCGCAGGCTTTTTCATAACAGACTGGATGGACATCTGCGGAATCCCGGTTTACACGCTGGGTACTGGTCAGGTTATGAGCGCCGGGCTTTTAGTGGTCATGGCCGGGTGCCACGGAAAACGATTTCTATCACCGAGCTCATTGATATTGTCTCACCGGTTTTGGGACTCAAAGATAGGCAGCCATGCAGAGCTGGTTTCTGCGCGACGCGGTGAGGACATTGCCCACCAGATGTGTGTTGAGCACTACATAAAGCACAGCAAATACAGGACAGAGAAACAGGTTGAAAAACATCTGCTGCAAAAGACTGACAAGTGGCTGACTCCGTTTGAGGCGGTTGCCCATGGTCTGGCAGATGAGATTATAAATACCATGGAGGATGCAAAATGAACGAGCAGAACGCAGTGAAGATTGTAAGCCTGACCGCAGAGAATTTCAAGCGGCTGAGGGTTGTACACATCGAGCCGGAAATTGAATCCGGGGTGCTGAAAATCACAGGCAAAAACGAGGCCGGGAAAACAAGCGTGCTTGATGCGGTGGCCGCAGCACTCGGCGGGAAGCGGCTCATCCCTGACAAGCCAATCAGAGACGGCGAAGAATCTGCAACCGTGCGTGTGGACCTGGGCGACATAACAGTGACTCGCAGGTTTACCCAGGGTGGTGGCAGGATTGAGGTTGCGAATGCTGACGGCGCGGTATTCAAGTCGCCGCAGGCCGTGCTTGATAAGCTGGTTGGAAAGCTTTCATTCGACCCGAGCGCGTTCATTGACGACAAGGATCAGGTCGGCACACTGCTAAAATGCATTGACGTAAAGCCAGATTGGGAGGCGTTCGGCGAGGCGACCGGCATGAAGCCCAACGGAGACCCGCCGGATCCGCTGCGATATATGGACGAGATTCGCAAGGATATCTACGATAAACGCACAGAGGCCAACAGGCGGCTCCGGGATGTCCAAGGAATCATAAACACAGAGCGGGACGCGATACCCGAGGGCATGGAGTCTGTTGAGCCGGTATCAATTGACGATATTCTGGCCGAGAAAAACGCGGCCATTGAACACCTTGCAGAGTTCGAACGGCAATCCTCTGTTGTTGACGGGCTGGAGGACGACATCAAGGCACTCGTCAATGAAAACCTTGATCTCGCAGAGCAAATCAAGAGGCTCAAAGAGCAGATAAAAGAAAATGAAAACACAATCAATTCGCTGACGAACAAGCAGACCCAAGAGGCGGCCATCCTTGACAAGATGGTCGAACCGCCAGACATGTCAATATTCGATGAGCGGATTAAAGAGGCCGGTGAAAAAAACAGGGTCGCAGAGATGTTGTCGCGGATAAGCAACACTGAGAAAAAGCGCGATGAGGTTGCCGCGACCGTTGATAACCTTACAAAGGCGCTTGCAAAGATTGACGACATCAAACGCGATGCCCTTGAAAAAGCAGAGATGCCGCTGGCTGGAATGTCAATAGATGGCGGCAAAATACTAATTGATGGAATCCCGCTTGACCAGTGTAGCCACGCGCAGAAACTAAAGGTTGCAATCGGGATAGGAATGTCTCTGAATCCTAAGCTGAGGATTTTGCTTGTGCGCGACGGGGAGAAATTCGATAGTGATTCCTGGGCTGTTGTGGAAGCAATGGCCATAGAAAACGGATTCCAGATATGGGTTGAGCAGATGGACGAGAGCGGCAAGGTCGGAGTGTATTTTGAAGAAGGTCAAATCAAGGCTGTTGATGGGCAGGTGGTTGGATAATACAGGGTGCTCGATTGACACCCTTTAGTAAATATTTTTGTTTCAGACTCATTCTTTAAGCACTGGGGCCGCCCAAATACCTGTCCTCTGTAGGGTGGCCCCGAGAAAGGAAAGGCAACACCACATACACTTAATTGGACCCCTCAGAATGGTACGCTGACGGTATCCCGCATAAGCGGTCAGGGCCGGATGCCGGGTTCGACCCCC